GCCCGTGGCGGAGGCCGCGCCCTGATCGCCCGTGGCGGAGGCCGCGCCCCGATCGCTTGTGGCATGATTCTCTTTTTCGGCGTTTGCGCGCTTGATCGCGTCGTCAAATCCGATTTGGCTCTTGACATATTCGATCTGCGCTTTCACGAGGCCAGGAACGCCAATCTCGGCTTTCAGTGTCATTTTCTTCGCAACAATCTCGCTATCCGATGATTCACGTTCGGCAGATACCTCTTCTGCCTCTGCCTCAAAGTACCGGCTTTCATTCGGTGTGTAGTGGTTCAGCACATCAATCGGTTGTTCGCACGCGTGCAGGCCAGCCTTGCAAAGATGCGGCTCTCCATCAAAAACAGCGGTTTCGCCGAGCTTGTATTGAAACCCGCGGCACTTCATATCCTTATCCGTGCCTTTATAAACTTTCATGTTGATCCTCCTGTTTCATCTTTCCCACCAGCCACAGCGGCGGGAACAAATAACGATCTTCGTCCTCCGGCTCGTCCGGCTCGTGCTCCGGCTCCGGAATGCTCAAGTACAGGTTTTCGCCGTCATATGCCATTCCGGCTCACCTCCTGGCGGATCAGCGCTTCACAGAAGCTCTGAACCGTAGAATAGCCCAGCTTTTTCAGAAGCCTGTCCAGCTTCTTGGCCTGATCGTCCGTCAGGCGGAAGTAATACCGGTTCGTCTTCTTCCGGCGATCTGTGCGGTTCTTGGGCGCGTCCAGCGCCTTGATCGCCGCGGCTGCCTCCGGAACAAGCTGTACGCCGTATTTCTCCGGCGCTTCGCACTGAGAAAGCAGGCATTTGTTGAACTTCGGGTAGTCAGCCCTTACCGCGTCGACGCAGGCTTTCGCACCATGTCGAACGCGAGAATCCGTTAAACTTGACATAGGTTCCTTTCTGCCCTATAATAAAGGCGTCTTAAGTTTCCTTTCGGCCTCTGTCGCGTTGCCGCGCGGCAGGGGTCATTTCTTTTTCGTGCGCTCCCGGATGAGCCTGCAGGTCGCGTCCCACTGCTCAAACAGGATCTCCCAATAGATGCCGCAGGAAAATCGGCCGTCTGTGGTGCAGCCGGATCTACAAAGCCCGCGTTCCCTGCATACATCGCAGGGCGGCTTCAACAGCTCTGCTTCCGTCATGCCAGCCCGTACAGCAGCGCTACGAGCGCGACGAAGCCGGTCACGACGCATTCATACGTCATTTCGGCCGTCCCGGCCATTGCGGCCAAGATCATCGCTGCGCCGCTGACCCAAAGGCACAGGCCCTTGACGATCCGCCGCGCCGCCTTGCGGGCCTCCAATTCTTCACGCAGCCGTTCCCGGCGCTCCTCGGTCGTTTCCTCCGGCTCATACCCGAGCCGTTCTGCAAGATTGGTTCTCATTCTGCGTCCTCCTTCGTATCCGGCAGCCGTTCTGCCGATTCTACCAGTGCCATAAGCCGTTTATAGTTCTCCATCCTTTCCCGGCGGCGTTTTGCGAGGTTTGCAGCCCGCTCCGCTATTTCCGCGGGCTGGTGTGCGGCCATTGCCTCAAACTCATTGGCCTCATTGTGGGTCGCGATCACAAGTAGCTCCAGCGTGTGCTTCAGCTCAAACCAATCGTCTCCGCTGAGAATCAGTTTCCGCATTCCGCTTATCCTCCTTCGTCTCCTGCATCCGCCTGACGAGACGCGCCAGACGGGCGTTTTGTGTCACGAGCTTCTGCGCGTCCAGATCCAGTCCCTTTCGCTTGAGTCCGTTAATGATCTGCGCTGCCTGGCACTCGCAGACCAGCACCGCCTCGATCAGATCATGCAGCTCCTGCGCATCCAGCGTCAGGGTGTAGGTCTTCACTTCCGCCATGCTGCATCCTCCTTCTGTTCCTGTTCCCGGCAGTTCTAACTTTCATTTGTTCCTCCTCATGCTCCGAGAAACCGCAAAAACGGCTCTCTCGGGATCTTCACTCTGTGCTTGCTTGTGCAGCAGACCGGGAAGCCCAGCTTTTCAGGCTGTTCCCTCGCCATCAAGCGAAGCCATTGCGGGGTACAGCCGAGCACCTGCGCCGCCTCGCTTGCGAGGATTGTTGGCTTTGACATTGCCCGGATATCATCCAGCGTCATTTTTCCTCCTTTCTCGGCTTTAATAACTCGTCCACTGTGCAGCCGTACAGATCTGCGATTTCGTGCAGGCGCGCCGTCTTCGGATATATCTTCCCGGTTTCCCACAGATAAACGGATGCGTCTGAAACCTTTAGCGCCTTGACCACCTGTTGAACGGTCAATCCAGCGGCAAGCCTCGCTTCCTTAAAACCCATGCCTTTACATACCTCCTGTCTGTGAATACTAAGTTTTTCTTGACAACTTAGTGAATTGTGTTATTATGAAAGTACCACCTATCATTATTAAACAATCCGATAAGCTGTCCGGGGCGGTGTTCTTTTCACGCCTCATAAGCCGAGGCATGAATCATGTGCAAGTCGTTCAGAGAAAGAATCAGGTTGTTTCTCAATCGGAATAAGCGCTACAAGTCCATAGAAGAAAACGGTCTAAATGTGCTTGTCGAAACCGAAGGCTCGAAAGCACGCACGGAGAAAAGGCGGTTTCTTATCAACATGTTTTTCACCGTCGTATCTGCCGTCGCCGCAGTCGCTGCCGCGATATTTGCCGCCCTTACTTACATCAACTCGTAACGGAAGGCAATGACCGCACGCGCAATGGAACGTCCCGAACTCGTCATATCCGCAGTCTGAACCAACAATCTGAAATCCCCATATATACTTGTCTTTCTTCACGCCATCACCTCACTTGTAAGTTCCGCCCTAACAAAAACTATTATAACTAAGTTTACTAAGAATGTCAACAAAAACTTAGTTATCATAGTATTGCATTTTGAACAATTATTTATTGACTAATATGGATACAATAGACAAAATCAATTATTACTTGACCAAGAGCAAAAAGACCGGCGCTGACTTGTGCGAATTTCTCGGTGTATCTAGTGGCGTTTATAGTCAGTGGAACACTAGGAGAACAAAGCCGAGAAAGAGCAAGCTACCGGCTATCGCAGAATATCTCGGTGTATCCGTGGCAGACCTGCTGCCGGACGAGGAACTCGTTCCGCAGGAGGGCATAAAAAAAGACCCCATCCCGAAGGATGGGGCCGAAGATAGCGAAACCGCAGAACTCCGCGAAATTTGGAGTTCTGCGGATGAAAATGAGCGCCGTGATTTGCTCGAAATGGCGCGTATGCTAAAGAACCGGAGAAAGCAGAATGGATGATGCAAGCAACCTTCCGTTTTCGGAAATCGAGTTGAGCAAAGATGAAAGAAAAATGCTTAAAGCGTTGGCAGATAGCAGAATATTTGCGACGGATGATATTTTCCAGACCGCAAATAGGCTGAAACATTTTGGACTTGCAAATCTGCACCCAATCCCCAGCAAAGATGGTGTCCCTGTGTTATCGTTTGGCGCGTCCTGCGCAATTGAAATAGAAGAACGCGGGAAGGACTACTTGGCGTATATTGATCAGCGGAAGAAGTCCACAAAGGCTAGTCGAATCCATGATTTAGTGATTGCAGTAATCTCATTCCTGCTCGGGATGCTTACGTCTGAACATTTCTGGAATTTCCTGAACAAATGTCTGTCAGGATCCGAGGGCTAAAGTCGCTGCAAACTGCTTTAAGCTTTTTTTCGCAGACAAGCACGATGTCGCCGCCTGGGCTGGCCGCGCCGATCGCGTGTTCGCACATCCGGCACGCTTCTCCGCACTCATCTTTTGTAGAAATTTCAGTCCTGATTCTGCACAACTGCAGCATAATATTATCGTACTTTTCCTTGCTCAGAAACATTGTTTCGCTCCTTCCACATTCTAATTAGTTCTAGTTTTTCCTCTGATGTAAGTTCCATTAAATACTGAAAGCCAATATCAGCGGGCGCAATTTCTTCACCCTTATTATAGCACAGATCACCCTGAACACAAGTCATTTTTGTGTCCTCCTTCTCTAATCTTCCAAATTCCGACGTTTATTTTTGTGCAGCTTCTATGTTGCGGTGGCTGGTTCTAAGTGGTAATATGTAATTGTTTACAAACCATATAAGGAGTGCCGCATTGATGACTAAAAATGAATATATTGTGCAGTGCCCAAGATGCGGGGCAGAGTTCCCGGAACGGGAGAAGTTCTGCCCGCACTGTGACACGCCCAACCGAAAGATGATCTGCCGCTCCTGCGGAACGCAAATCAATGCAAGCGCCCGCGTCTGTCCGGAATGCGGCGCAAGAAACAAAAAGATGATTTCGGTTCAAAAAATCGCGATTCTTTCTGTTCCGTTCGCTGCCGTTGTGCTGGCAGTTGTCCTTATCGCATCAAAGCCCGCGAAGAAGCCAGCCGAGCCGATCAAGAGGCAGGAGCCGGATACAATCTCCGCATCGGAGTCGGCAAAGACGGAAGACGACGCACAGACCGGGGAAACGGCAACCACACCGATAACGGCTGAAAAAACATGGGGCAATAAGATCAAGCTCACGATCCCAGCCGACTTTATCGGCGAAGATGCGACGCAGCAGGCATTGGACGAAAAGGTAAAGGAAACAGACGGGCTTCTGTCTATAGAGCTGAATCCTGACGGCTCCGCGACCTACGTTATGACAGCGGAGCGACACAAAGAGCTTATGCAGGAGCTGGCGCAGAACATTGACGCCCAGCTTGCGGACATGGCCGGTTCCTCTGACTACCCAAACGTCATTTCCGCCGAAGCGTCCAGCGATTACACGTCCTTTACTGTAACGCTTTCTACTGATGTGGTTGGGCTTCAGGACTCACTCCTTACACTGGCATTTTATATGTACGGCGGTATGTACAACGCATTCAACGGAACTCCGGCCGACAACGTGCGTGTGCAGTTTGTAGACCAGGCCGGAAATGTGCTGGAGGAAGCGAACTCGAGGGACGCACAATAAATTCAGTGCAGGATTCTCGGTTCCCGCCGATCGTCCTGTTCCCGGCCTACGTCCGCGACGCAGGAAAACAGGAGCGGAATGCCCCTGATGTAGTCCACGCTGACGCTATGCACGTCTGTCAGCTTCGCACCGTCGACCGTCACGTCGACCCGCCCATTGTTTACCCGGATATTGATGCACTCCATATTTTTTCCTCCTGACATTTATTATAGAACGATTGTTCTAAAAATCAACATGGCATTATAAACAAACAGACCGCGTTATTTTTGGGAATCAGGAACCAGATGGTGTACAGGTTATGGGACTGATGATTTGATATAATATTTGGTTTGACCGGCCCCATCGTATCTGGAACATACGGTGGGGCCATTTCAGCAGATGCCGAATTCAGGAACTATCTGCTACGTTTTCATTGTACCAGATAATGTTTGTAAGAAAAGGGCGAATCCTGCGTTCTTGTCACATGTTTTGCATTTTTATATGGAAAATGTAAGAAATAAAACTGAAACTTACGAATGGAGGCGTAATCATGTCCGCAATACAGGATCTCGCTCCGTTTATCGGCGCGTATCAGGGGAAGATCAGAAGGGCAAAAGATGCAAGCGGGATGACGTTGGAGGAGCTGTCGAACGAGTCCGGCGTTTCCTTCTCTGCCGTGAGCCGATTATACGCTGGAACACAAGCGGATCCACGGCTTTATAACTCGGCTGCGCTATGCAAAACGCTCGGGTTGTCGCTCGACGAGCTGTTCGGCCTTGAAAATCCCGTCGGAAGCCCGGAAAAGCTGACCAAGCAGATCCATCATGTCGAGCTTGAAAACGCCAAGCTGGAGGCAACAGCGGCCGCGCAAAGCGCACAGATAAAGTCTACACATACAATGTGTTACGTCCTCGCCCTGTTTTGTATGCTGCTCTCCTTTTCTCTGATTGCCTGCCTTGTGGCGGATGCGCAGATTCGTAATGCAGGATTCATTCGAAACGGAGATTTGTCCGTAACCGCATGGGCGTGTATCGCCCTGATCGTAGGTTCAGCGCTGGCTTCGGCAATTACTTTCTACGCGATCCGAAAAGAACGTGGAGGGAAACATGGAGTGCATCAGGTGTAAAAAAGAAATCCCAGACGGCGCGCCCTACTGTTGCTGGTGCGGTAAAAAACAGGAAGCGCAGCGCAATCGGACGCGCGGAAACGGGCAGGGAAACGCATACCAGCGAGGGAAGACGTGGACGGCGCGTTGGACAGAAAGAACTTACCTAGACGAGAATGACAAGCTTCGGCAAAAGATGCGAACAAAAGGCGGGTTTACATCAAAGCGCGCCGCCCTCCAATATGCCGCAAACCCTCCGAAGGAAGAGCAGCGAAGCCCCACTCTCAGAGAATACTACAAAACATATCTGCGTGGGGATTATCTATCCTTATCGGCTGATCGTCAGGGCGCGGCGGAAAAGGCATTCGAGCGCATGAGAGAAATCGCCGACCGTGAGATCGACGCGCTTACCATCGCGCAGATACAGGATGTCATCGACCGCAACGCCAGCACCTATTACACGCGGAAAGATATGAAAACCGTCCTCTCCCACTGTTATAACCTCGCAATCGCAGAAAAGCAAACAACCGTGAATCTTGCAAAGTACATAAAGCTTCCGGAATTGGAAGAGAAGTCGCCGGAACCGTTTACCGACGCCGACGTAAAAAAGCTATGGGAAGCGTATGCAAAAGACCACTTCGTTGGGTTTATTTTAACGATGATTTATACCGGCATGATGCCCGGTGAGCTTCTAAAACTCAAGAAAGATATGATTGACTTTGAAAAGAATGAGATCGTCCGAGGCGGCATAAAGACAAAGAAGCGGAAGGAAACGCCTATGGTCTTCCCGGATTTCGTTGCGCCGGTGCTGCATGAACTATGCGAAGAAAGCAAATCGCGCGTCGGAAATATCTGCTGCATAAACAAAGATAATTTTTACAAGAGATATTATGAGTGTTTGGAGCTTGCCGGAGTGCAAAAGCTACCACCTTACTCATGCCGCCATACAACCGCTACAGCCCTCGCGATGAAAAATATCGACCCGTTTACGATCAAGGAAATCATGCGCCACACAAAGATAACGACTACCCAACGGTATGTACACCCGGACATGAAAGGCATGGTCGATGCCGTAAATCAGTTGCAAAACGAATCGCCAGAGTGAATTCTGTATGCTACAAAATATGTTACAAATGCCAATTTCCCCAGTGTTTTCAATGGGTTTTTCTCCCCTGCTAAGGGAGTAGGCGTCTAAAAAGCGCGCGAGAGTTCAAATCTCTCCTTCCGCGCCAAAGTACCGATTTTAGATGTTTTAAATCTAAAATCGGTACTTTTTTATGCTTTTCACCCTATTTTCTGCGTATTTTCAAAAAGCAAAAAATCAAGTTATGACACGCTCTGTAACATAAAATTATTTTCCGTATGCTACATTGTATGCTACAGATTCAGCGCAATGCGAGGGGACTCCCCTATTTTTTGCTACATGGACTTTATTTTCCGAAGCATGGAATCATAGACTTTTCGGTTCACAAGCGATAATGTGTCCATAAGTTCATCAACGACCGCCCAAGCCTTTGCCGGGTCTTTCCCAGCTACCGCAAGTAAAAACTCACTGTCCCCGTACTCGCCCACGGTAGCCGGTTCTGCGGTCACAGGGGCGGGAGCGCCGGAGTAGGAACCCACATACCTACCGCCGTCGCCCCGTTCCTCTTCCTGCATCTTATCGCGTATCACATAAAGATCTGCCAGTTTGGCATAATTGGGATAGCTGGATTCCTCATATTCCAGGCGAGCAATCTCTTTCCGGATTTCGGCTGCATCCAACATATTGCGCTCTCCTTATGCCCGCTCGATCTGCTCCATGCAGCGGCGGATCGCTTCGCGGGTTTTATCGTCGTCCGCATCACGCATCATATCGTCCAGCTGCGCGCGCATATGCTCGCGGGCATCAGCGCGGGTATAGCGGCCCATTGCGTCACGGCGGCGGCCACGGTAAGAGATGCCCCGGCCGTAAGTACCGCGCATATCCGCCTCCCACTCGCCATCGCGGGAATAGCCGCCGTCTTCAGCCATCTCGATCTTGTAGGTATTCTTGATGGAACTCGTCAGCTTCTGGATCGCGTCGAGGTCGCCCGCAGACATTTCGCGCTTGTCGGAGATTTCGTCAAGCTCTTTGCAGAGCATTTCGCGGAGATTTCTCAGATCGTACATATTGCATCCTCCTTTCACGATACGCGCTCGACGATCATATTGCTATTTGCGAAACTGATCGCCTGCGCGCTGGTGTTCTTCGCCGCTACAGTCAGGCAGCAGCCGCGCGGGACTTCCACGAATGCGGAAACGAAGATGTTGAAATAGTTCTCAACAGCCGCAGGGGTTACGGTCGCTGTGGCGCTGCTCAGAGGTTCGCCGTTGATTGCGAGCGCAGCGGTAATGGCGCCTACTGTTCCGCCTGTAGGGACGGCGATATTCGCACCAAAGGATACGCGGAACTTCGCCTTGCATTGCTGCGTAAGCCCGCGGAGCGTAACGAGCCCGCTTCCTTCTCGATGTACGATGCACGGCTTTCCGCAAGCCGCCGTGGAGATCAGAGGGACGTTCTGCCCAGCGGCGACAGTTTGAATCCCGGATGATGTAAATTCAGCCATAAAATCATTCCTTTCATAAAAAATATAGCGGCGGGACGATTGCCCCGCCGCGTTGCTATCGAGTATCGGCAATGGGGGCCGACCATTTTCGTGAGGCCACGAAAAAGCTCTACGATGTGGAGTTGTTACGCGCAGTTGCCGCAGCCGTAGTTGTAGCCGCTGTTGCAGCAGTACGGATTCGCGACAACATAGGCCGGGCTGGGACTCGGGCGAAGCGTGGAAACAAGGTAATTGTTCTGTGCCGCCTGCGATGCTGCCAGCTGGTAGCCGAAAAGCTGCTGGTTCTGCTCGGCAATCTTCGCGTCCTTCGCCGCAAGCTCCTGCGCCGTCAGACGCTGGTCGATGCTGCGGAAGCCGCAGTTCATGGCATCGATGATGTCGCGCGTGGTGTTCTGCACGGTGTTGCGGGTGTCGCACGCCTGCGTCGCCATGTCATAGCGTACCTGGGCGATTGCAGCGCGGTTTTCGCAGCAGCACTCCTGTGCCTGCATCGCCATGTTGTTCAGCTGCTGCATAAGCGCGGCCTGCTGGTTGCAGCGGGAAAGCTCGGCCTGAGCAAAGCCGCTTGCCATCGCCATGTTGGTGCCGTTGACAAGCTGCGCCTGCTGGTAAAATCCGTCGCAAAGTCCCTGATTTACACTGTCGATCTTGCGCTCGATGTTGGAGAAGTCAGAGGCCAGCACATAGCCGTCTACAACGCCGCCGGAATTTCTGCCGTTGTTGCCGAATCCGTTTCCATTTCCGCCCCAGCCGCAGAAAATGGCAAGGAACAGGATGATGATCCACCAGCCATTATCACCGCCGAAGCCGCCCCAGCCGCCACCTGTCATGCCGGTAGGCGCGACGGGCATTGTCATGGTCGGGGAGCCGTCATTCAAACTCATATTTTTCATTCCTTTCGTAGATTCAAAAGATTTATCTCAATCGTGGCCACGATTTTGATCGTTCAACTGTTCGGAATTCCCGAACTATTGCAGCAGCTGCCGGAATTGCCCCGCCACCTGCTGTAGCTGATTCAACTGCTGCTGCGAGATTTTCCCGCTTTGCACAAGCTTTTCGATCTCTGCTTTTGGGTCACCCTGAAAGCTGTTCTGGAATTGCCGGAACTGCTGTATCATGTTTTGGAACTGCCCCATCCGGCCTGGCATCTGTCCGCCGCCGAGGGCCTGAAACAGGGGATTAGCCATCGCTTTCAGCCTCCTTTGTCTTTCTCGCCGGTCTGGCGCTGGGGGCCGTCAGCTTGGCTACCAGCTCGTCAAACTCCTTGCGCGTCACGTATTCCTCACTCATGTCCCTTCGCGGCGCTGCGGGCGTTATAACGGCCTGTGCGCGCTCTACGAGATCGTAGGTTGTCATGGCCGGTTTCCCGCTCGCGTCGGCCTTTTTCACGTACACGACAGGCGCATTCATATCCCACAATGTAACGGCGTTGTTAGGCGCGACAATGAAGTCGTTCGCCGCCTGCTCGTTCGGAACCCAGATGATCGACTGGTTCTGCGGCTGCTGTGGCTGCGGCTGATAAGCTGGCATCTGCGGCGCAGGCTGATACTGCGGACGCATCTGCATTTGCGGCTCCTGCATCGGCGGCATGGGCGGCTGATTGTAAATCGGCTGCTGATACACATACGGCTGCTGTCCAAACATTAAGCTTCCTCCTTTGCCCAGTAGAACAGCGGGATCTCATTGCCGCTGTCCCATGTATCGAAATAGCTTCCGTTCTCCGCGCAGACCACATGGCTTGATAGAGCCAGCACGTACACGCCGCGCGGATGATCTGCGCAGAAATCCGCGACGGTATAGCAGTCCGGGCACGTGTTCGGGATTACGTTCCGGGTAAAGCCCTGCTGCCGGAGGTAAGCGCTCCATACGCTGTTTGCGCTCGGCAGATCTCCCATGATGAGTCCTTGCAGGCACAATCCGATATACACCTCGTCCCAGCTCTTCCCGGTCGCCTTTGCGATAGCCCGGACGGTGCAGTCCCCGACCTTCTGCCCGGCGGGATTTGGATTAAAATAAGAAAAGCCCATACCGAACACTCCTTTGTGTGTCCAGTATGGGCTTTTTTACGGCTTCTTGTGCCTCAGTTGTGTATCAATTTGGTTCAAAATTTAAGCCCGTGGTTATTCCACGGGCTTAGTTTTTGTTATCGTTCGTTCACAGCCAGAATCTCTGCCGCCATCGCGGCCACATACGGCGGGCATCCCCGCCGCCCAGCGCACCAGTCCTGCACGGTGCGCAGCGGGATTCCAAAATACTGCGCGAAGCCCGTCTGCGTCAGGCCGTGCTGCTTAATCAGCTCCGGGATCGTGCAGTGCGTGCCGTCCCAGATCCCGCCGAGCAGCGCCAGCCGCTCCGCCGGAATCTCTTCGTCTTCGGCGTCGCCCCAGACGCTCGATAGCGCCATATCGGAAATGTATGCTTCGCGGTCGGCGTATGCGTCGGTTTCGGTGTAGAGGGCGAAACGAATAAAGGGTGTGAGTTTCATCGGGATTCCTCCTTGCTTTTCTTTGCGGACTTCTTCTTTTCCAGGTACTCTTCTTTGTTTTCTGCATACCACTGCTGCCACCGCTCTTTGTATTGCTCGGTATGCTCCTGATAATGCAGCGCAGTAAGCTGCCGGGCTCGGATACGCAGGCATTCCTCCGAGCAGCATTTGTCACGCGCCCCATCCAGCGGGAACGGCTTGCCGCACACAATGCAGTTCGCTGTTGCGATGGCTCTGGAATCAGTACGGGCCCTTCTCTGCTCCGCACCGCCGTTGTAAAAGCGTTCGAGGCAGTATTCGTTCGTGCGCTTTTTGGCGCAGTCCGGGCAGTAACGCTGCAAACCGCCCTCTACAGTGTATTCGGCTCCGCAGCGCTCGCAGATATCCTTTGAGCCGATGGGGCGGGTTTTGCCCGCCGCCTTTCGCTTCCTGCATTCTGCGCGGGCAATCCGTTTTCGCGCTTCGCTGCAATCCGGGCAGTAAAATGAGCGCGTACCATATGTTTCATAGCTCTTCCCGCAATCCGCGCAAACCTTTGTGCGAAGGGCTCTCACTGGAGTCCTTCGGCACTTTTGGCATCTTGTATCGCGCGAGAATCCTTCGAAGTGCGCACCGCACTGAGAACAGATGCGATCCATCGATCAGAAGCAGTACGCGCTGATGGGCTGACCGTCGATGCGGACGGTGGCGAGTGTATCGTCGCTGAAATCGGGATAGTCAGCGTCTTCAATGCTGTCTGCAAGTTCGTCCAGTGTGTAGCCAAAGTACACGCAGAATGCATCGCCCAGGCAGGCATCCATATCGCGGCAGAGGATCGCGGACTGTTCTTCCGTGTCACCAGCCTCGGTGGCAATGGCAGTGCAAGCAATGAGTTCGTAACGGTTGTTGATGATCTTGGTTTCCATGATGTACCTCTTTCCGGCTTTCGCCTTGTTTTATCTTATGGCCTTATTATACACGCAATGCGTGTAAATGTCAAGAGGAAAATGAAAATTTTCTTAAAAATAAGCGCCGATTTCTCGGCGCTTATCTCAGTTATACAGTTTGCTGGATGTCCGCTGCATCTCCCGCATGATCTCCGGCAGGCGGCGCTGGACCGTGGCGCGGCCCAGGAACATCTCTGTCGCAACGTCGACCTGCGGGAGCTTGTCGACAAAATAGAGCTGCGCGATCTTCTCATTTTCCCGGCCAAGATTGGCCTGATAGATCACGGCCTCCATATCCTTGCGGGTCAGCCTGCCCAGCTCTGGCGGCAGCTTGGCCCGCGCCTGCGGCGACATAGGCTTTGCCCCCTTACTTTTCCTTGTGCGTCAATACGGCGATATTGCCCTTGTTGCTCACTTCGAGATCCAGCGCGGCGGCGATATCGCGGACTTTTACGTAGTTTGTGCCGTTCTTCAGAATGCGCTCGACGGTGACTTCCTTTCCGTCGACGATGATCTTGCTCTTTTCTACCATTTCGGTTTCCTCCTCTGCATTTTTTCCATCTTCGAGGGCCATCACGGTATGGCCCTCGCTTACCAGTACGTCCCCGCGCAGGAGATTCGCGTCCGTCGTCAGATACTTGCTGCCGGTCAGCAATTCAAAATCGCCCGTTGCGGGCCAATCGTGCAGCATACAGTAGGTGGTGCAGCTGTTGCCCTGCCGACGGTAGAGCGCTTCTACCGACGCGCAGCCTGCGGCCACGGCGCAGAGCATCATGAGCGCGGAGCAGTCCGTCTCCACTGGCTTTGTGATCCTGCTCACGTCCCAGCCGACGGCTCTGGCTGCCTCATACGCCGTGTTCCTGTTGTCCATGTCGTAGCCGATGTTCCGGTTCTTAATGGCCGCCTCGCACGTCTGCGCGGCCCGCTCGGCCTTTTTGCGGCTCTTGTAGCGCAAGATGCCGAGCCAGCGGCCATTGTACCAGTTGGAGATATTCAGCTCCCGCCCGGTCTGATTGCCGGGCTGCTGATTGCGGCCGCCCGTCTCGCCGAGACTGGCCTGCCCGATCTTGATGCTCATTTCTGCGCATCCTCCTTCGTGGCGTTGTCAATCGCGTCCTGCGCTTTCTGGCTCTGTGTGCCAAAGTAAAACGCGATCACGACGGTATACACCATCATAAAGTCCTGCGAGATTTTCCCGGCGACTGCCATGTACGCAAATACCGCCGTCAGCACCAGTGTGACGATAGATTTGACGCTCAGCAGATTGCCGAGCCGCTTCTTGATGTTTTCCATATGTATGCTCCTTTCAGTCCTTTGTTTCGCTTTCGCTTCTCGTCGCAACCGCGTCAGAGATTGCGAGGTTCGCACGAAGCATTGTATCTTCCAACTTTGTCAGGGCGATACTTCTATTCCTTCCCGCCGGGAGCTGCATGATGAGCGCTTCCGCTTCTTCAAGCTTCCCCCGAATGCTTTCCGACAGGTGTTTATCCATCGGTTCAAAATTCACTCGCTTATACATATTGTGTACCCCTTTCGTTATTCTACCGGATCATTCTTTTTTGCAAAAACCCGCTTGAAAGCAAGCAGGCCAAGCTCTGTGATGGTTGCCCAACCTGTAAATCCGAGCACGTCGGACAGGTCTACCGACGCGCCGAGCTCCGGGCTGCGGATGACTGCAATTAGGACGGCGACGGTTTTCAGAGCGCAGGCCCAGACAATTACCGTCGTGATGAGCTGGAGCAGATACAACACAATGGTTCGCGCCATTTCGCCCTTGCTCCACTTGCCTTTTACCCGCATATCTGCCTCCCAATTTATTGCGCACTGCTATGCCCGCATTGCGCCTCCAGCTGGTGCAAAAACTTTTTTACATCGCCGTTCCCGCCCAGCTTTACGTATTTCTGCCCGGCAATCAGCCGCTCAGCCATTGGCATTTCCTCTGACATGATGGTCAGCCGGAGGATCGCCAGATACTGCTCGTCCTGATGCTCCTGCATTTTCCCGAGCTTTTTGTCGATCTCTGCAAGGTGCGCCTCCTGCGTTGTGGCCTTGCCGCGCTTTTTCTGTATCGCGCTGACGACGGCATTGACGACCGCCGTCAGCGCGGACGAGCCGAGCACGGCGCAGACGAGGGTGACGATGATGGTTTTGGTGTCCATTTTTCTGTACCTTTCTCTTTTATTTGCCGGGCTAATCGTCCGCCATTTTGATGTAGGTTGTGGTATCACTGGAATAGCTGATCGTCGGCAGCGTCGCGCCGCCGAGGGCTGCGTAGAGGGCCGGGTATGCAGTCTGGTCGAATGTTGAGCCATCGCACGCGTGCCACGGGGCGGAGAGGACGCGGACGGTCGTGAGGATGTCACCGACGTGATAATTCGGCTCCGACAGCTTCCCGAATGCCTCATTTACCATCGGGTTCGCCGGTGCGTCGCCCGCTCGCCAGATCTTTGCAGCGCTCTGTGCCGTCAGCAGGTTCCCGGCCGTGAGCGGCGTCCCGGCCTCCAGCGGCTCGTCCTCCGGGCGAAGCCATTCATACCGCAGAAGGCTTCCCGCCGCGTCATACACCCCGTAGCGGACGGCCCCGTTTGCGAGATCATTTGTGCCGATTCTATCCCGCATGGCTATTCCTCCAGCGCCTTGATGTAGGCATTGCTTCTTGTGTCCGTCCCGATGGTAGGGATTTCTTTTCCCGCCGCGCTATAATCGCAGTACGCCAGCCCATTCGATGATATGTATGCCGCCTCCCCGTCCGGCGATAGTGCAATACTGTCGACGCTGCTCCCCAGTACGTCTCCATATACCGGGCCGGATGCTGGAGCGCTGATCGCAATGATCTTTTCCGCTCGATCAGCACTTTCAGATTCGCTTGCGGTTTCTGAAAGCACCAAAAGCCCGTTTTCGTATTTGCCGTTCGTATAGTTGTCGAGCGAGTAGCTATCGGTTTTGTAGGAAACTACCTTCCCGTTTTCCCACGTTGCACCGTAGTCCGCAGAATACCTGTATACCATATATCCGCTATACATCGTGGTTCCCGCACCAGAGAAAGCAGCGTTCACCAGTGCAAAAAAAGCAATTATATTTGCCCCACAATGGTAAGCTGACATCAGGGCGTGATAGGTGTACGTCGACGGCTGGTTGAAGGACGGAGTTAATTCTTTGATGTTTACGCTGCTGACTGCCTCCCACGTCGGGTTGATCAGGTTTTTTGCCTTTGAAGTCTCCAGTATGTCGCTGGTGCTACAGTTCAGCTTGTAAAAGCAGTCCTTTTCTTCGGCGTAAAATACAATTCCGCTGATAGAATTTGAGATACTTACTATTTCTTTCGTTGTTTGGTTTACGTAGCTGGCGCTTACGCTTCTTCCCTTGTAATTGTTATAGGCTCCGTATTCGCCTCTTACTACGTAGATATACAGAACGTTTGGCGTAATAAACATCTTCAGTCCAGCGCTTCCAGGCAGGCGGCCGCTTGCATATAGCGTAAATGGCGTATCGAGGCTATGCGTTGTGTACACTCCGTTTGCCTCTGTGGAGTCTCCGGAAAAAACAGCGTAATAAGTGCCGTTTGCATACTGCACATCCGATACCAACGAGAGTCCGGGCGGCATATCCGCCTGCTGCGTCCACGTCCCCAAATCGGGCGACGTCCAGAACTTTCTGTCGTGTAGGCCGACCCATTCCCCATTCAGATACCACACAAATCCAGGTTGAATATTCGATGACTTCAACGCCCACGGAAGCGGCGCGGCAGAGCTTCTGAGCACAGAAAACAATTTTGGATACTGTTCCTGCGATACAGTGCGCCCGTCGCACGGGAGCCATGCGTCGGAGAGGTCGGTGCGGGCGGTGATAGCGATGTCGCCGACTTTGGCCGTACCCTCCGAAAGCTTGCCGAGCGCGTCGTTCACGGTCGGGTCGTCCGGCTTCTTCGAGCCGGGCCAGATCTTCGCGGCGGTTGCATCGGATAGCAGATTTGCCTTGTTGAGTGGCGTACCCTCGACGGTAGGCGCGTCCTCGCGCTTGAGGTATTCGTAGTGGTTGAGCGTGCCGTCGGCGTTATAGACGCCGTAGCGGATCGCGCCGTTGGCTAAAACCTGTGTTGGCTGCCTATCTTTCATGTGAGTAATCCTCCTGCGGCGCACTCCGCCGCGCCGGTGTGGCGAAAAGATTTTGCAACGTTGACGATTAAGTCTTCGCAGAGCGCAAGAATGCGCTCGATATCATTCGCGCCGATGTAGGTCAGGCGCGCCAGCTGCGGCACGTCCGGCGTCCCGGCAGGATACGCAAGCGCGTCGCGAATGTCCTGTATCTGCCGTCGGTATGTCTCGGCCTGTGAGGCTACTGGAATGTCCGTGACAGCCCAATCGGTTTTCGCCGTCCACGTGATGCTCTTCCCGCAGATTGAGGCGAGGCGTCCCGCCAGATAATTCAGGGCGGTTCCCACGCGATTGAGATCAGCGGCGTTGTACGCACCCTTCATCCCGGCCAGCCATTCCGCCTGCTCGTCGGAAGTCATGGCGGAAAAGCCCTTCGCCGCCAGCTCCCGCACCCGCTCCACATCCGCCTGCGTGCGGTCGGTGACGAGCGTAACGATGATAGTCTTGGTGTCCATGGTGTCTCCCTTCTGTGTTTATCAGATCGGCACGAAGGCCGCGTCTGTCCAGTCGGCCTTTTTCCCTGCCTCGCCCCTTTTTCCGTCAGATACCGGCAATGCAAGCTCACGTCTCCGTTTTTGCGGTAGGCGTATTTGCAATAATGAGGCTCCATGTTTCCTCCCATATTCTCAAATTTACGCCTGTTCCTGCCAACCAGCCGGATATGCCGCTGGTGAATATACATTCGCGTCAATCAAGCTAATGTAATGCTTTCCATTGAATGTCACCTTGTCGCCCTTTTTGTAGGCATTATGCGCACCAGTAGGCTGCACGAATTCCGGCCATTCATCTAGTGAAACGATCACAAACAGTGCCGGTGTAATATCCGGTGTCCAGTCTGCCTGTGAGGTATGCGCCTGCACCACGCGATATAGTATGCCATTGTATTGAAGCCGATCATTGACCACGTAAGAATGGCCTGTCACCCACTGAGGAAACAGCTCTACTGCTTGCAGCGCATCCTCATCGGGTAAGCTAATCGACGCTTTTTCAATATAGGGTCTCAATGCTCTGGCTCTTTCTGTGTAACTCATCAATCTGTCTCCCCAAGTAAAATTTTCGCCGCTGTTTCTGCATCTGTGAGTGGCAGTGCCGCGCCCATTTCCTCATAGCTGCCTTCTGGCTCAGTACCTTTCAGCGTATGGTCTGTGAGATGAAACACCATGTCAGAAAGCACCTGATGTTCAGTTCCTTCTCTATCTGTAATAATCACAGCCATCTTAGCGCAAAATCCTTCTGCTTGATCTTCCTTGCACGGGACATAACAACCGTTGCCGTGTAGTCGAATGGGCACAATACTGTCTGCATACCCGGCAAACGCGCCGTCCTGTTTTACTGCATACATGGCGTCCCTCCAAATTTCTCTTGATAGATTTTCTCCAATCGCTCTGTACTTGCGGTTCTCAACCGATTTTTCCAGTAGCCGTTTTCCTGCCCCGGCCATTTTTCATCCGTAAAGTCTTCGCCGCAGCCGTTTTTTTCATACCAGCGATAAAGGCGTTCAAGCATTTCCTGCCGCATCGCGCCCTCTGGTGTATTCTGCCTAAAATGCTCCCATCCGTTTTCGGATGTCGCAGCGCATATCCGCCTGCCATCTGCTGCAAACAGGAACCCTTCAATCTCCGATACCGCAGTTCCATATCGGAGATTAAATTCTCCATCGATGCCATTCCCGCGGAAACGCTTATACACGATATACTCCATGCGCTTTTCCCTCATACGCAAAAGCCGGGTGGGAAGCCGAAGGAAGCGCGCGCGGTTCGGTCTTCGACTGTCCCGTTGGTGTTCACATTCTCGAAACCGTCGGAGCTGCTCGCAAGCGGAGAACGGAGCCACCAACGAGCGGCGGTGCTCGTTCCGTTGTGCTTGTACTTTACCTTGCTGTTTCCAGCGGAATAATAGGCGTACTGCGCTTGCTTACTCGCCTCGTTCGAGTTTGCTCTCGAAATGCTCCCGAAAACCTCAAACTCCGAGAGGAGGAAAAAGTAATCCTTTGTCGCCGTGACCGCACTCGCGGATGTGCTATTATTTCCCGTATTGTCCGTGTACTTGGTAACGGACTTTAGGACTGCACGGAGCGCCGCCGGAATGACTGCGATAATCGTTCCGGAATAGCTCGAGAGGCTTGTCCCGCAAATATTTGTACGCATTTGCGAGCTCGCCCATCCGCCGGAGTTCGTTGCACTACTGTTCATAGAGAAATAGCCGGTTGTCGAAACGGGCGAGGTATAGTAACTGTCGCAGAAACACACGTCCGTACCGCCGGAGAGCGCGGTCTTTGCAAGTTGGAAATGGATACGGTTTTCCCCTTCTAGGCTCGCGTTATGGTTAAATCCAATAATGAACGCATATGTTGTGTAATTAGATAGTGTAAGATGTCCAACCGTGCCGTTTAGCGTTACAGCCTTTCGGTCACCGACGCTCCAATAGTTCGCGCCCTGTCCCGCGTCGGATATATCTTTTATTGTTTCCCAAGTATTTTTATTCAGTGTCGGATATACAAAATTAAGCGACACCGCGTAACTGTCCGTGATAGTTACGGCTTTTGTGTCGGACGTTTTCCCGTCCAGTGTCGCAGATACGCTCCATGTTCCGGCTTCCGGAACGATAAGCGTGCACGTTCCATTGATCGATGTACCGCTCACAGACAGACTTCCTTTTGTAGCAGTAACGGTTGCACCAGATGTCACAGTTACAATGATTTGCAGTTCTGTGCCAGTCTGAATGGCCTGAATGGCTGTCACAAATCCGTCCGGGTAGACCAGCGGGTCAGATGTGCTGCCTTTCTCCCGGATAGCTGACGCAACCTTTGTTAGGTCGGTTGTGTTTGTCAAATATTCAGCCATCAGAAGCTCCCTCCATTCGCGTTTGCGATCTCTACCGCCGCCCACGCACCGGAAACAACCCGCAGAAATTTTCCATTATCAGCGGCGGTGACAGACGGCACTTCGCGAACCTTGACAGCTCCTGTTTTCCCGTTCACGCTCGTCACGGGCGCTTCCGTTAGATAATCCGTGCCAGCCGCGGCCACCTCCCACGCCGTCGGCTTCCCTCTGGCGTCCACCGCCTTGACCTTGATCAGGTCCCCGACGGCCGCACCGGAGGCGAGGATCACATCTTGCTTTCCGTTCCACGCGTCTTTGTTGCTGCGCACGTCGGCGATAGCCTCGTCGATCTGCGCGCCGGTAAACTGGCTGTTGTAAGCCATACGATCACTCCTTCATACACAGAAAATCCTCGCCGTCCGCGGTCTTCAGCGCCTGCGACTCTCCCAGCGGGATAAAGCCGTAGTTGTCGTTCCAGCTGCCGTCCGCGCTTTGCGCGAACAGCGAAATGCGGTATTCCCCATCACCGGAAAGCAGAAAATCGTCGTATACCTCAAAGGTGCGCTGCGTGCCCGCCGGGGTCTGGGAGAAGGACGCGATCAAAGCGCCCTTCCCGCGGCCCCAATCCTCGCCGGACTTCGTCGCGCGGCACTCAAAAGCCGTATAGGCGATGTCCGACGAGAATGTGACGGTGATCGAGTCGAATCCCGAGACTGCCGATATCTTGTTTCCGGTGATGGAGAAGGTCAACTCCGGCGCGGCCATTAGGCTGCGCTCCACGTCCCGGCGGCGTTCTTGACGAAGACCTTCACGATCTTCACGCCGTCGCCGGAGGACGCTGCTTCGAGATCCGCGCCCTTGACGGTGACGTTGATGGCGGTGTTCTTCTTGTAGCCGCCCGCCGTGCCGCTGACGTTGGTGGAGCCGCCCGTCGTCGGGATCTGGGTGCCCGCCGTGTGCAGGCTGCTCGTCGCCGGAACGACGCGGACGGTGTATTCCTCGAAGTCTACGTCGCAGACGAAGGAGAAGGCCGCCGCGTCGTAGCCCGTGACCTTGGAGATGCGGCTCTTGTCGGGGCCGGTGATGGTCACGGCGGGGATCGAGGTGTTGAGCGTGATGGAGTCGCTGGCCGCAGTCGATTCGTTGCCGACGTCGTCGCGCACCTTTACATAGATCGTCTTCAGGCCGTCGCCGTCCGGGAGCGTAATGGATTTTGTTGCGGCGAACGTCTCCCACGACGCATCTGCTTCCTTTGCCGCCTCCTTTGTGCCCCAGATCTTCATCTGGTAGCCGGTCGTCGCGGCGTCGGTGACTGAGATCTTCGCGGTGACGGTCGCGCTGGTCGCGTACTGCGCGCCGTCGTTCAGGATCAGCGATAGGCCGGCAGGTGCCAGCGTATCAAGTGTCAGATTGAAAAAACTTGCCATCTGGATTTATCCCCTTTCTTCGCTTGTGAGTTCGATGTACAAAAAGCCGCCAGGCCTTTCGTAGATGGTTTCTGTGCCCAAGCGGGCGGATTTGATGCCCATGGAGCCGATGAACAGCTCCAGAATGCGTTTGATTCCAACTGCCAGCATGTTATCCCTCCAACAGATACAGTGTCCGCGCGTCCTTTTTGTCCAGCGCGTCATAGTCCGATTTTTTCAGCACGCGGATCTCATCGATCTGCGCCGATGCAATGCCTCCGCCGCCAGAGCCGCCGCCAGCACGCACGGAAACGTTAAAGGAAACGTCGATCGGATCGCGGTTCTTGAGTTCAAATTCAATGCCGCCCATCACAACACCGCCTTTGAAAGCGCGTGCGCAACGTCGATCTGCTTGATCTCCGAGCCAATCACGTCACCGCTCTTGAATTTCACGCGCACCTGCATCTGGCAGAGCTTCGGGAGCCGAAAGGTCTCCTGCTGGGTGAGGGGAAACAGAAACTTTCCGTCCTCGTATCCGATCTCTCCCGGATAGCTCTTTTGCAGATAAAGCAGAGAAATTTCCACCTTTTCAACGCTTGCAACGTCCAGAGGCTGCCCTTTATTCTTGATGGTAACACTAAGGTTATACGAATCTCCCTGTACCAAATGCCGCACCTCCGTTCTATGTGCCGATAATCTTGCATTCTGCCGCCGCGATTCCGCTGAGGCGAATGTCCATACTGGTGATCGTTCCGGTGATCTTCGTGCCCCACGGCGTTGTGGTCTGCACGTAATCGCCCGGGGCTTCCTTGTCCACGATAATTTTGACACTGTGCGTCTGACGGCGCATATAGTAGTCAAAGACGTGCTGCGCGACGGCGGCAACGTTGTCGCTGTTGACCAGCGTAGCGTCGCGCACCTCGATGACGTTCGGCTTGGTCTGCGTGGTGGCGTTCGGATTGGTCTTGGACGTGACCGACGTCGTGTGATAGTAGGTCGTACCGCCGACCTCCACGCTCTCTCCGCTTCCGGACGTCGAATAGTTGTGTGCCGTCACGCGGATCTCCGTGACCGCTGCCGCCGTTTCAACGCTGCCGCCCGTGTATGTCCGGTCAAGTGGGATCGTGGCAGGAGAGGCCGCTGTGAGCCTCCGGACGCGCACGCCGCGCGACGCGCTTGTGTCGATGGTCGCGCGCAGGGCAAAGACGATCTGCTGAAGCGCCTCGCGCTTGGTACAGTCCGGGATATAGCCCGTTACTGTCTCGTTCTCCAGCGCCGCGTCAAAATCCAGCGTGAAATGCGTGCCAAGGATCGAGCTTATCAGCTCTTTTGCGTTTTTCTCGCTATATATTGCCGCCGCAAAAGGCTCATCGTCCAGAATGCCGAGTGCATCCTGGCAGGAGACATCATAGAGCCGGGCGCTCGACCGGGACGAGCTCTTGATGTAAAAGACGCCGATCAGCTTTGCGCCGTCGTATGCGCTGACGGGCTGCTTCTCTTGGAAGATGAAATCGATATCGTCCGAATTGTCAAGCGTGAAATCCAGCGTGTTGATCTCCACATCGTCAGATATCACGCTGATCCCCTCCGTGACGTTGACGCTGCGCAGATCCTCCCGCTCGAATTCCCGGACGATGCCGAAGAAGATCTGTCTGAGTTTCGCGTACCGGTACGGCAGGCTCGTCTTTTTCAGCTCGATCACGAGTTTGTTGTATCCGGAGACAGGCTTTGCGCAGAAATACTTCTGGCCGTCCGGCGTGAAGTCCTGCGTCGCGACGGTTGTCTCGCCGTTGTACCACGTCATGGTCAGGGCGCTGCAATAATCGCCGATACCGCCGTCGAAGTATAGGAAGATGCCGGAGCTTGCGAACGTGCCGTCCAGCGTGATGGTCAGCGTCGGGTTTGCGTCGAAGGTGCAGTCTGCTTTGCTCGGCTCGGCAGACCAGAAGGCCGCCCGCTCGGTCGTGAGGATCGGGCGGGAGCCGTCCAGCACCCACTGGTTCAGCTCGTTTGTTGCGACGATCACCGACTCTGTGCCATACGGCAGTTCCGGAAGGTCGGAGAAGGGCTGCGCAGCGGTGCTTGCAATGCTTGCCGCCGCTGCTGCGCCTACCGCTACGTCCTCATAGATCACGCGTACACTCATACCGGCGTCCTCTTGGGCTTCATGGCGACAAAATTGATCGTCAGATTGCCCCAATCATTGCGCCCGTCGTAGCTCCCGGTAAGCTCGTCGTCGCCGTTTGCCACGTAAGCGTCAAAGGTCACGGTTCCCTGCGCGTATGGGACGGTCAGGACGTGGCTGTTGACGGGCGCGGAAATGCTCTCATAAAAATCGTCGTATTCCTCCGGATCTGAGGATACAGGGTCGATTTCCAACCTGTAATTGTAATACGTTCCGATGATATCGCGGGTCATCGCGCCGGTCATAACGCGCCCAGCGTTGTCGCCGTCGAGGACGGAGAACGACCGCTTGCAGCTCACGACGTGAAGATTGAAATACGCCTTGCCGTCAAGGCTCAGTGCGCTTCTCATGTCTTCACCCCCGCAAGCTTCACGCCGACGCGCTGCGTCTCTTCGTTGTTCAGCTGATAGATCGTGCGGCCAAGTTCACGCCGGTCAAGCTGGAAGATAACCGTCATCTGTCTGCTTCCCGCTACGCCGGTCTCGGTCATGGCCTGTTTGAATGCCTGCACCATCGTGGAAAGCGGCGTCTCGATGTTCGTCCCGCTCTTCTGGTCTCCGAGTACGGCTAGGAATTCACGATTCGGGGGAATGACGGCGCCCTGCGCGAGACGAGGGAGGGAGACGTAATCCACCGGCGGGATGTTGACGCCAAAAGACTGTCCGCCGATGATCGGTACCCAGCTGGGAATATCGACATGGATCCTATTAAGGCAGGAAATCAGCCAGTTCACGCCGTCAATGATGCCGTTGATCGCGCCCTCAAATACGCCGATAAAGCCATTCAGCGCATTTTTCGCGAGATTCCCCCACCACTCAGCCGTAAATACCGGTGCAATATTTTTCTCCCAGAATTTCTTAATATTTTCCCAGCATTCTTTGACTTTTTGGGTGATGTAATTCCAATTTGGGGCAATTGCTGCCGCCAAACTTACGCCGCCAGCCGCGATCATACCGAGGCCAAGCGGGATCCCGGCTCCCGTAAACAGCAGGACAACGCCGAGTACCAGCAGAGCCGCGCCAACCATCGCCGTGACTGCTCCGAGTGGCCCCTGTAATTTTGTCTGTATAGTATTCCAGTTTGCCGCAATCGTTGTGGCCAGCCCAGCAGCTCCAGCGACCATCAGACCGATGCCAATGGGTAGGTTTGCACCGCTGAATGTGAGGACTGCGCCAAGTGCCAAAAGAGCACCGCTGACGATTGCGGTGACTTTTCCGACAGGCCCCCGCAGTTTATCCATGATCGTGCCCCAATTTACGGCGGCTGTTGCAGCCAATCCTGCAGCGCCAGCCACCATCAAGCCGATACCGAGCGGGATGTTCGCGCCGCTGAATGCCAGGATCGCGCCGACGGCAAGAAGCGCGCCGCTTACGACCGCAGTTACTGCACCGATTGGCCCCTTTAAGGCTTTCGAAATCGTGCCCCAGTTGATTGCAATAACAGCTGCCAATCCGACGGCTCCAGCGACCATCAGACCGATGCCAAGTGGGATATTTGCCCCGGAGAATGTCAGGATAGCACCAATGGCGAGCAGGGCCGTACTGAGCAGCGCTGTAATTACGCCGATTGGCCCTTGCAAGGCCTCAACGATTGCATTCCAGTTTGCTGCTACCGTCGCGGCCATCCCAACCGCACCAGCGAGCATAAGCCCGATGCCGAGTGGAATGCTTGCGCCCGAGAAAACTAGAATCGCGCCGATTACAAGCAGCGCACCGCTGATGATCGCGGTTATAAGGCCGACTTGCCCCTGCAATACCTCCACGATCTCGCCCCAATGGTTGCTTACTGCATCCCAGATCGCCAGCGCGCCGATCGCCATCAGCGCAATGCCAAGCGGGATATTTGCGCCACTGAACGTCAAGATCGCGCCCAGTGCAAGCAGGGCCGCTCCGACGAAAAGCTCTGTGATAGATGTCAGCTGATCTCTGATCATGGCGCTGAAATCAGGTGCAATGCTGCCGTCTCCGATTCCACCGCCTGCACTTGCCCCGCCGCCGCTGCTATCCGAGTTACTGGAAAGCTGATTGATCTCGTCGAAATTGGCAAGAGACTTTCCGGCTTTCTTCGCCGCGTCTCCGACCCCTGCAATGGCTTCGGATTCATCATCATATGCCGCTGCGGCGTCAGCCGCAGACTGTGCGTATGACGTTCCGAAAATCTTAGAGACAAGTGTTGCAATCGCGGTTACGATGCGAGTCAATACATTTACAAACAGCACAAATGCTGGGATAACGACTTTAAGCAAAGGCTGTGCCAGTGTGAGCAGAGCGCCTTTCAGTCTCGCGACTGCCGCCCGGGCCGCCTCATTCTGCATGATCGTCTGGCTAAGCCAGCTGCGCAGCTGCGAAAGGCCGCGGGACAGGACGGTAAAGACCAGCGCGCTCCTCAGTACCCCGCTTAATCTTCTTCCGAATTTGTTCATGCTTTTTTCGACGCTTGCCGATACTTCCGCCATTTTAGCCGAAGCTCCGCTGGCATTTGTGATCTGCTGCACCAGCTCACCGGCTTTGGTCTTTGCAGCGTCAAGCGCATCGGTCTGGGTTATCACCTTGTCGGTGATCTTTGCATATTGACTCCCGAGCTTTTCCGCCGTTTTGTTTTGCTGCACCAGCAGCTGTTCCTGCTCTTTGATTTGTGCAGCAACCTCCGCCTGTCGAGAATAAGCGTCTATGTACTCCGCTGGATTAGCCGAAGCGTTTCCGGATGTGATGCCCTTTAGGCGGTCAGCCTCCGAGCGGAGCGATTTCAGCGCGTCTTCCGTCTGCTTTGCGGACTGAAGCGCAGCGTCCAGCTCCTTTTTAAGCCCGCTCTGCGTTCCGGTATCCTCGTTTAGCTTGGCTTCCATCTTGTCGATTTTCGCGGACAGCGTATCAAGCTCCTTCTGCGCCTTTTTTGCGTCCGCGTCGACGGTGACCACAATTTTCCCATCTGCCATATTTTCACCACCTTTTCGGTTGATTTTTGTTATTATTTGTGTTATCTTCCAAGTAAGGAGGGAAGAAATATGAGTGATTGCATTATCCAAATCAGCCGGGACAATTCTTTTTACGGTTCTGGCCTGACCGTCGGCGTTGCATTGGATGGCTGTGATGTCGGCACGCTGAAAAACGGTGAAGAACTTCGAGCCGTGGCCGCTCCGGGCCAGCACGAACTTTCTTTTTACCGGTATCGCCGTCTGGATAAAACCATATCCTTTACCATTGCCGAAGGGCAACAGAATGCGTTTTTTACCATCAAGATTAACGCCTCGAACCGCGTTGACGTTGTTGGCGGGCTAAAAACCAAAAAGCAGGCGAAACGCCCCAGCGGCTGCCTGACGGCTTTAATCGTATTCCTCTGTCTTTTCGTCTTTATTGGCGCGGCCTTTGCTTCCTGCGGATCGTCCTCCAAGCCGGGAAAGGTCGGAACCTCAGTTTCTTCTTCGCAGCAGCCGCCGCAGCAATCCGATTCCGGGCCTGAAACATTTGGCGTTGGGGACCAGGTCGTTCTAGACGGCGTGGCGGTCACGTTGCTCAGTGTTACCGAGAATTCCGGCCAAAATTACGTCTCGCCGGATGATGGAAAGGTCTTTGTTCTGTGCGAATTCGAGATCGAAAACAATTCATCCCGCGATATTGCGTCCAGCACCATGCTTTCATTCGAAAGCTACATTGATGGCTATACAACCAGCCTCAGCCTCACCGCGATGATGAGTTCCGACGAGCCGCAGCTTGACGGCACGATTGCCGCCGGGAAGAAAATGAAAGGTGTCGTCGGATATGAAGCGCCGCAGGATTGGAGTGAGATCGAGATTCGATTCTCTCCAAGCTTCTGGGGTAGCGAAATCGTTTTCGAGTATAAAAAATAAGTTTTTCCTGCTGCCGCCCCTTAACCGGGGCGGCTGTTTTTTGTCCCGACTCCCCATACGGCAAGCAGGTCGGCTTCGGCCTCCGAGTATGTTGTCTTCAGATCGACGATATCCCGGTTGCGCCGGTAGAAATCCCTCTCCTGTTTGTCGAGGCTCTTCCCTCTGGCCTTTTTATCGCGGATAGAAACCACCTGTGCATACAGGCAATCTCCGATTTCTTGATAGTACGATAGAAACGAATACCAATGCAGGTATTCCAGCGCCCTGACCTCGCAGCCCGCGATTCGGTTGATAGGCGCAATATAGAGATCAAAGTCCTGCGCCCATGACATGATCTCTGGCTGCTTTCTCTTCTCTCGATTCTCCTGCCCGTGGTCGATGAAGCGGAAGCACTGGTTCAGGGCTTCCTGATAGTCGCTGACGGGCATTTCTTCGAAGTCGGGATAGAAGATGGTCAGCGCCGCTTCCGCCTTATCCCGCTCGTCCAGTTCCCTGTCTGTCAGGGCTACGAGGATATCGAGGATTGCGCGGTAATCAGATTGGATCGCGTATTCTGTTCCGTCGACCTCAACAGAGGTCGGCAGGGAATAGATCACTTTCCCCATCTATCAATATATTTCGCGAACAGGAGGCCTGCGCGTTTTCCATCTATCTGTATATTTCGCAATCCTCGGGTTGGTCTTCTTCTGCTCTGCCGCGAAGCTCGTGTCGATCTGATCGATCACGGCCAGCATGAGGTTGCACCATACTGGCAGGCCGTCGGCCAGCGCGTAGACGTTCATAGTGCCGAACAGGTCTGCGCAGACAGGCTTGGCAAACAGGCCGTCGATCATGTCCCGCATTTCCGCGTCGCGGCGGCGGGCAATGGCGAAAATCTCCTTCTTGTCCGCGCAGTGGTCGACTTCGGCCTTATACGCCTCCTGCTTCCTGTCCAGCTCGTCAAAGGTGTTGAAGATCTGTTCGACAAATGCGCTGTCGGTCGGGTTGAAGGAGACTTCCGCCGCGTCGTTCAGCTTGAACGATACGATACCGGTTTCAAATTTGATTTCAGGCATTGCGATTCCTCCTTACGCTGCGTCTGGCGTGAAGGTAATAGCCCCGTTGGCGCCAACCGCCGCCGTGCCGGTCGTGCGTTTGCCGCCGAGCGTCACGTCGATGGGCATACCTACCGAGCCGCCGCCATCGCCGCCGAGGCTGGACGGCTTGACCATAGACGCGTCGTAGCGCTCCGCGAAGACTGCCGTCTTGGCCGTTCCTGCATAATGATGGACGATCAGCACGTCCTGATTCGCCAGCGCAGCTGCGTTCTGCTGCTTGACCGCCAGATCCCAGATCTTCTTCAACGCCGCATCGCCCGCGTCAAGGTCGCACGGGTCAAAGCTCTGCGTGATAATCGGTTTCTTCATGGTGGTTCTGGTCGTTCCAAGGATATCCTTGCTGGAATCCTCCTGCCAGTCATACTCCATGCTGGAGTCTGTGACGCGAGTGCCGAACGGCGCCCAGGCGGGCGTTGAGGACTCGCCGGTGTTCAGATATGCAATCAGCAGCTCCCGGTCGATGGTCTGACCGGCCGTGGTATTAAAAGTAACTTCTGCCATAGTTAAATCACCTCATATGTCAGTTTCATTAGAATTTGATGATCCTCTGTGCCGTCCTCATACCGGGCGAACAGGGCCGAGCGGCTGACAGCTTCCATGCGCCGGACGCGCATCCCGTCGCCCAAATCCGGCGGGTTCTGCATGGCCCAATCCCCGAAGCGGTTCAGCATGGCGTCGCATTTCAGGCGCTTGTCGTTGCTGTTTCCGGGCTTGATGCGGGCGATAATCTTGAATTGATATTCCGCCTCGTGCCCTCCGAGGATGAATTTTCGTGTGATGTACGCGCCCTGAATGGTGGACAGGGCCATACTCGCCGAGTCGGCGGCGAGGAATTCATAATTAATCGTTGCGGCCGGTATGTCGTCGTCCGAGAAGGAATTTGCCCAGATCATCATCTTTCGGGAGATATCCTGTTCTTCCTCCGCAGATACCAGCCTTTTTTGCTTTTCAGCGTCCATTCTTCACCGCCTTGTCCGCTACACGAAGCCATTTATCAAGATTTTCAGCCTTTGACGCCTCGAACCAATGCGATTGCGCCTGATTGTGTCCTGACGTGTTGAACACAAGATTTTTGTCGGTCAGTACCTTTGTCCCGCCTTTCGGCGCGTAGGTGCTTCCGGTCTCCGGGTCTACCATGACTTTCCCGTAGTACAGGAACCTTGCGTATGGGCCGGGATAGATGATCGCATTCCCTTCCACCTGTGTTCTGCGGTCGAGGGAACCGGTCAAGAATGGCACATACGGGGCCGTGTCCTTTCTTGCCTGAAGTGCGACAATATGCTCCGCTTTGGTACACGCCTGCGCGATTGCCTCATGCAATTCATCAAAGCCGTCTGCCTTTACGCTGAATTTCAGCATATTAGGCCCCTCCGACTTCGAAGTGTCTCATGTCCTGGCTTCCAAAGTCCTTCATATCGACCTTTGTGACCTTGTAAACGTCGTCATAGAGCATTTCAAGCGCCTGCTCGGTCTTGTCCGGCTCCACGACTTCACCCTTGATAAAGAATGTCGTTCCGCCGTTGCCGTCCGTGGAGAGCGTCCAGATTCCGCTTTTATCAGTTGCACGCCAGAATTCTTGCGGGCCGACGTAGCGCTTTTCTGCGCCCGTCACGCCGTCTACAGCAACCGTAGAGAACGGAATGTACAGATTCACCGCATCCGCGCCCTCAAGCCCGCTCTGGCGGACGTTGGCCGCCTTGGAGGCTTCCAGCAGAACGCCGCGCAGGACGGTGATGTAGGTTTTCTCCACGTCCTTGAATGTCGCCGGGTCTGTCTCCTGCGAGACGTTGTAGATGGTTACGGTGTGGGGGAACATGGACACGGCCCATACCCCCTCGCTTTGAGTAATCCGGTCGGCCCGAGGTACGCCAGCACGATCTCACGGCGGCGCGTCTCTGTCCGCTGTATATCTGCCTGGGACAGATTTCGTGAACCAAAGCTTCGCGACCAGCCGCCGACCGTCTCGCTTGATACGGGCCTGTCGGTCGTGTAGACGAGACTGTCCAGCTTCCCAGCGTCCTGCTCCAGCTCGGCCAGCGCACAGACGCAGTTCTGGACGGCTTCGAGCTTGTCCCCGGCGGCGGAGCGCGCGCGGCTCATGGTGATGTAGTCGACGTAAGCCGATGCCTTGCGGGCGAGGCCGCAAAATTGCTCTTCATCCAGCGCCGTCCCACGGTACACGGTCGCGTAAAACTCATAATCGGCGTAGATCATGCTGCGCCCTCCTTCCGGTCAGCCTCCGCACCCGTCACGCAGGCGCGGAGGCTCGATTTTACTTGCTGACGTCCGCGCCGATGAACAGGCCGTAAGGATCGGGCACGACCGGGATAAACAGGCCGCTTGCCTTTGTCCAGGTGGTCTTCGGGTCTGGCGTTTCCCACTGGGTAATGGTGATATACTGCTGCGCACTCTTGTCGGTGTACGGACCATAGCCCTTTTCTTCCGGCGTCACGCCCCACAGGCCAACGCCGAAGGAATTGGCCGTACCATTGGACAGGAATGCAACCTTGTCCTCCGGGAAGAAGCGGTACGTCTTTTCCGTGCCATTTGCAGCCTGCGCCTTATAGCGCTGGTCGTTGGTCGTGATCTGGCCGAAGCCGAACAGCTCGGTAAAGAGGCTGCGCAGTTTCTCGGTGGTGACATATGTACCAGCGCCGACCGTGCCGTACACGAGGGTCTGAATGCCCTTGTTGGACGCGAGCTTACGCAGGATCTTCGTACCGACGACCATTTCGCTCAGCGCGTGGCCGGATGCCGCCGCCTGATCTGCGATGGCCTGAAGCTGGCCGATGATATCAGCGTCTGCGCCGAAGTCGATCTTGAAGCCGATGTTTGCGGACGGAACGCCGTAATCGACGGTCATGTTGAGATTGTTTTCCTTGATGGTCATCTTGCCGGTCGCGATAACTTCCATTTTCGCGACCTCGGTTCTGACCTTGACCGCATCGGCCATCAGGCGCATATCGTCGAAGACGTAGCTCACAATGGCGTTGTCAGCGTATACGCCGTTTTCGTTGAGCAGCTGCACCCGCTCGGACTGGTTGATCTTGCGCTTGATAAACAGCTTCTCAACCTCGGTCTTTTCGAGCGCGGGGCGCGTGGCGATCTCTGCCTCGGTGTCAAAGGCGTGGACGGTCGCCATCGTGGGGATCTGTGCGCCGTTTGCGAGGCGCAGGTACTCGGCCTTGAGGCTTTCGGTTTTCTGATCCGGGAACAGCCGGTCTCCGAGGTAGGCCGGGCGCGCGACGGAAATGTTCTGCGAGAAATCCAGACGGTCAGCGTCGGAAATCAGTTCAAGAATGTCAGGCATGGTGTTTTTCCTCCTTCTTTAGGGTGTAGTCCACACGGGGTACAGGGTCACATTGCCGGTCATTTCGACCTTGGAGACGGCAGCGCCGCCCTTAGACGTGCTCCAGCCGGTCTGGGTGTTGCCGCTCTTGGTCAACGGGTATTCGGTCGAGACGTCGGCATAGGAGCCCTCTGTGTAGACGTTCTCGTCGACGGGCGGCGTGCCGCTGCCGTCGTTTTTGTCGTATGTCACGGTATAGCCGCGCGTGATCTCCGGCGCGTCAACAAATGTGAAGCCCTTGCCGGACAGCGCGGTCTTTGCTGCGGAGGCCAGCGACAGGCGGTCTGCCAGCACACGGCCCGCGACCATCACGGAGCCGGGCATATTGCCGTCCGTCACATCGATATCCTCAAACACGATGCCGACGGCGTTCGAGTTGTCGGACGGAAACGGCGTACCGGCCTTGACGATCTTGTATTTGCCGTCCTGCACGCCCATCGACGCGGGGATTTCACGGGTTTTCAGGACGAGGCCGACTTCGCTTTCGAGGAAATTCGGCCTGACTTCTGCTTTTGTGTTTACAACGATAGACATTTTTCAAATCACTCCTTGTTTGGTGTCTGCGCAAACTGCGCGTTGAACTGCTGCGCGTACATTGCGCCCTTGCTCTTTGCCGCCGGTGCGCCGCCCTGGCCGACGGGCTTGGCGAATGTGGGCGTGGGCTTATCTGCCTGAAACGCAGTCGGATCTGCTTCGAGCTGAGCCTTGTGCCACTCGTCGAAGCCGGTCAGCTCGCCGTCTTTCAGTTCAAGGTGTTTCTCCTTGAGGTCTGCAAGGTAAGCTTTCTCGGCGGCTTTGGAAGAGAACTTGACGCCCTTGGCCGTAATCGCGCGGTTCATGGCGTCGGCGTAGTCCCGGCTTGCCAGCTGCGCCTTGTAATCTTCGGTTTCCTTGGTGTACCGGCCCTGAAGGTCTTCGAGTTGCTTGCGAACGCTCTCAGCGTCCCCGCTGGACTTCCTCAGGTCTTCGATGTCCTTGTTGCGGTCGGCCAGTTGCTTTTCCACGGCCTCTTTGTCCGCCTTTGCGTCCTCTGCGGCCTTTTTGTGCTTCTCAATGTCCTTGCCGTTCATGGCAAAAACCTTGTCCGCCTGCTCTTCTGTCAGGCCAATGCTCAGCAATTCTTCTTTTTTCATGGTTTCTCCTTACGGGATAGGCTTTTTAGGTCGTCGCCATGACCTCCCGCCTGCACTTTTAGGCTTGCAGATAGCCAATTTTTTGTATAAACCCCGCTCATGCGGTTTTTACCGAAACAAAAAGAGCCAACCACTAAGATAATCTCAGTAGTTGGCTCATCGTGCCATTCCGCGCACTCGATTGTGCTGCGGTATCTGTATTACTTTTTCAGCTCTTCCGCCTTGATGATCTGCGCCTTGACTGTTCCGTCCTTCATGCGCTTCAGCTGAACGCGGAACCCGGCGGCAAGCGCCCGCTCAATGGCGGCTTTCAGTTTTTCGTCAATCATATAACACCTTCATTCTCTCCGGCTGCTCTGGCAGCCCTGCGGCCTTGCTAAAATCATGGTATTTCGTGTTCAGGCGGCGCAGCTTGGCTGTTGCGGCAGTCTCCTTATCCTTTTGGCCTGATGCTTTGTAGGCTTTTTTCAGCTTTTTTTGCTTTATGATTTCCCGCTCAAGCCTGCGCTGCATCTGGGTTGCTTCATATGCAGTATATTTCTTCCCGTCGAACTCACAGCCGAGGCCGTCGTCGATGTGCTCCAGCTGCTCTTCGGAATAGGTAGGCTCCATAATGCCGGGGAGAAATGCGTGTTTGTAGTGTCGGCAATTTGCTCCGGTCAGGCCGTCTACATAGCCGTAGCCAGTCGTCTCCACGAGATCCTTGTACTGCCCAAGCGGGTCAGGCTCTCCGTTTTCGCTTTTATAATAAATTTTCCCTTGCCAATCCTTGTGGCTCGACCACGGGGACGGGCCGGGCTTGTCTCGTGCGCCGGAGTGGGCTGTGATCTCAAAATACCGGGTATCCAGATATTCCGCCGACTGGTCGGAATACTTGTCGCAGATTTGAGCTACACCTGTCATAACGGCCCTGCGGGCAGCCACGTCGATTTGATCTGTGTGCCCGCTCTCATAGTCCACAACTTTGATTCCGCTTTCTGCCAGCTGCTTGACGGCGTTGGCAATCGCCTGATTATAGCTGATCGCCCCGCTCTGAATTTGCAGCGTTGACGAATTTAGGGCCCACTGATATGCTTGCGCAGGCGGAAGCATTCTCTGGCCATTGTCCACTAAAAACCCCAAAGATTGCGTCAGATTTCGGAATTCTCCGAGCGTCTGCCTGCGGATCGCGTCGATATCGGAGGCGTCTACCAGCCGGTCAGGCTTTGTCACATCGGCCAGCGTGATAAGGCCGTTGTAATAGCGCTGATTGCGCTCTACAACGTCGTCCAGCAGCTTGTTCAGCTTTTCCTCGCCGATATCCGCCGTCTTCTGGATCTCCTTTCTGATCTTCTTGAGGTCGATGCCGTGTGACCGCAGCGCCCGAATATCCTGCACCGTTACCTCGTTCAGCTCATCCGCAGCTTTAAGCCGGGAGCAGATTTCTTCCAGCAGCGTTATTTCAAGAGCACGGAACAATTCTGCCAGTTCTTCCGGGAGGGCGTCAAGTAATTCAGGAGTAAATGGGTATTTCATTTGTTATTTCTTGCGCCGCCATTGCTTTTTCTTCCCATCCCATGATAAGCCATTGGCTTTTGCAACATTGCGCAAATTGTACGTTTGCCCCGAAATCGATTGCACCTTAGACCAGTCAATACCAAACGTTTCCCCGTTTATTGCCCCGGCTTGAATTATGTACTTCGTGTTCACAGTTCTATTTGTTTTTGCGGTTTTTTCATAAGAATCCGCTTTTGCATAGCTGAATGTCAGGTTTCCGTTTCCATCCGTCTTCGCTTCCAAGATTTCGTCGTGATGGTATGCAGGGCTCCACCCTCTGGCTTCGCGCATATAGGATTCTATTTCCCTCGGCTTGCCTCCAATAATGGTTCCATCTTTGCTGCCTCCGGCAGGGATTCTTCCGGATTTTCCGCGGTCTCCAGCTCCGCCTGCGCCTCCACGTCCGCCCATTTTGCTTTCCTCCGTTTCACAATATCATCATAGTGCGGCTTTACCCGTATCAAATTCCAGTCGCATTCTTCCGGCACTTTCCCGTAGAATATCACCCATTCCGGGGATAGCCGTTTCATCATTTCTTCGTAGCCGCGCAGGAACAGGCGCTTGCTTTCAGCGTTTGCCTGCGTTCCCACCGAGGAAACCGCCACAACACCGCCGACAGGTTCACCGTCAAAGCACCAGTCATAACTATTCTCATCGCTCCATGAGATTGTCGGATAAACCGTCATGCCGTGAAGCTGCCAGTATGCCGCAAGCCAGTGTTTACGATAGTGATTGTATACCTGCATTGCAAGCGGCATATCTGTGTATGTGGAAAAATCAGGCGCGCATACCGCTGCAAACTGCAACAGCTTCGGAATGTACTTGTCCGGTGTGTTCCAGTGGCGGATAAACTGATAATCGTCCACGAAGAAATGCACGATCGTTCTTGCAGGTTCTTTCTCCGCATAGTGATAATTCACCGGAATAAATTCGCCTTGCGGATATATCTTAATTGGCTCGATCTGAGGAATTCCGTACTTCCCGACACCGGGAAATGCAAATTTATCGAGATTCTCAAAATTAATCATTTCTTCCCGTGGACAGCTATATTAAATGCTTTTTTCTGCCACTCTGGAGCTTCCTTTTTCATCGCCCCGCCCTTGCTTGCAACCTTCCTGTAACGATCATACACAACTCGCGCATAGAACGCTTTTTGTTTCTTCCCCTCTTTGCTATCTGCCTTTATGCCCGTTTTGTACCCATCCAACAGCTGCTGGTAAAAGCTATCCGGCATGATTTTGGCTATCTCGTATATTCGTGGGTTTATATCTATTTCGATTGTTTTATTTTGGGAATCATAAGAATAATATACCTTGTGCGATTCTTTCTCGTATACATCCTTGTATTCCGAATACGGCACCCTAATTCTTTGCTCCGTAGGGATAATTGCGCTGGAGTTTGCAGTCCCGCCGCCTCCACCGGCTCTTCCTCCCCCCGCGCCAGTTCCGCCTCTACCGCCCATCACTCTACCTCCTGTTGCTGTTCAGTTACCATGTCCTGCGCCCGCGGAAGCATTGCCTTTGCAGTCGCTTCGTCCTCGCCGTACCATTTCGCGCGGTATTCCCAGTCGTTGAGGATACCGTCAGCGAGGTCGAGCCGGTCGTTGGCCCGCTCCTGCTCTTTCTTCTCGGCATCGTCCAGGATGGAATCGCCCCAGCTGTAATCAGTTCTGTACGTCCCGGCAGGCGCAAGGTTGTAGAGCGTCGCGTATGTATCGAGCGCGTAGAGCAGACTGTCAAACGTATGTTCAAGCGCCGTTTGAATGCTGCCGATCAGCACATATTTGCGCTGCTTACTGTTGCGTATCTCCGTCGCCGTCTTCTCGATGGTCTGCGGATCGGAAATATCTCCATAAGCCAATCCGACGTTGAACTCGATACGGCGAAGCGTATTCTGGAAACCTCGGTAGATTGCTTCGTCGCGGATCTGCGGCTCGATGTACTGAAAGAATTCGCCGCTAGGGGAGAACGGTCCCAGTTCAAACATACGCTTGTTGAACATATCCGCAGTCGAACTCGTGCCATCCATCAGGACTTTGCGCTCGCTGGAGCGATATTCCCAGCGCAGGCGCTCCCACTGCTCATCGGCCTGCTTGATCAGCTGCACAGTAGCCGCGTCTCCGTAGACGGACATTCCGCAGGGGCTGTTTGCGTCCGTTGTGTTGGCCGCAGGCGGTCGGAAGTACGCGAAGAGCGGCCCGCTCATATTCTGGATCGTGATTTCCGGCTGAATGTCCGCCCATTCTGGGACGGCATTCAGGGGTGCTTCCGCGCCGACCGTGCCGGAGGTGTCGCTGTAATATGCTTTATTGCGGATCGTATAGGTCGTGCCGTCCAGCTCGTGCGATTCGAGGCGGATATAATACTTCCCGCCCACTTTCGCGGGCTTGTCCCGGAAGACGCCTCCGATGCAGCGCCCGGCAGGGTCAAATTTCGTCGGCTGGAACGCCGCCGCGCCGGTCACGTCGACCAGCAGCTGCTCACCGTAGATATACGGCTTAAATGCCACGCCGCCGAGCGCAAGCCCCAGTTCTAAGGCGCTGTGAAAATTCTCTTCCGCCCGCTCAAAGCAGTCTTTCAGATAATCCGCACGGGCGCTGCCGGTGATGTTAGCCGTCAGCTCGGCCAGCGTCGGTCGCGCGATCTCCCGGCAGATCGCCGCCGGAAGCCCGACAGCAATGACATCGCACGTCTGCCAGGGTGGATTTCCAATAAACATCGCGTACCAGAGGCTTATATTCTGCTCCATCTTCTGGCTGACTGCCGGAGATACGCCGAATTCCCGCTCGGCCACCGCCTGCGGGAAAAGCATATTCCGGAACCACCCTCGAATGTTTGTCAAAAGGCTCATTTCTTGATTTCTCTCCTCAAAACGGTCATGCAAAAATAGCGGATACTATCGCACACGTGGTCGTTTTCTTTTATCACGCGGTCTTCTCCTGCGTCTTTGTCCCAGCTATAAAGGCCAAATTCCCGAAACGCGTTTTTGCAACTCTCATGGAATTTGATTATGCCGCTTTTGATGCAGGCCCCCGTGAAGCGAATGCCGTCCAGCACGGCGTTGTTTGCTTTCCATACAGAAAACTTTCCGTGCCGCCGGATGCACTCGGCAAAGGACGCTGCCGATGGGTCGAGCACGACACGCTCAATGCGGTATCCGTCCGCGAATGCCTCTAAATCCTGATAATATTCTTCGTCAGTCTTCTGCCGCCCGCTCTCGCGCCCGCTGTGGTAATATTCTTTCTCCATGACGGCCTTGCCGCCATATTCCCGCCACAATGCAAAGACGGTAGGGTTCTGTGTGCCGTAGTCCGATGAGATCCAGTACCGCCCCGGCCCGCCCCGCTCACTCGTGACGTTTCTGGCCCGATCAAACATTGGGTAAACCAGACCCTCGGCGATTCTCCAGAGGCCGAGAATGTAGCGGTCGTAATAAACCGTCCCTTCGTATTCTTTTTTCAGATTTTCTTTAAAAGATTCCGGCAGGAACGGATTGTCGTCTATTGTGTATGTCTGGCTGAAAATGTCCGCGTTGCTATCAAGGAATTTTTTCAGCCAGTGGTCAGGATATTGCGGATTGAACGTCCCATCAAAACAGGAGTATTCCTTATCAAGACGGCTTTTTAGCAGCGCGAAGACTTCTTCCGACCAGTCCGCGACCTCGTCGCCGTAGCAATATTTAATCGACGCGCCGCGGATCTTTGAAACCTGAGAAACCTTTTCCGCACCGAGGCAATAGCACTTTTCCCCGAAAATCCACGCTGTGTTGTCGCTGGAGATTGTTCCGACAAGCATATCGCCATACAGGTTCCGCATCGGCTCCATCACATTTCGCTCAATCGTGGATTTTGTTACGCCGAGAATGACGGCCAGACCATCTTTTCCGATTCGCTCACGAATCCGGATCGGTATGATCCATCGAAAATCGAGGTAAGTCTTCCCACTTCTGGTGGCTCCGCCCTTGAAGTTCCATCGATGCGTCCCGTATTTTACAAATTCACGTTGTTTCGGACTTAACAGCATCTTGGAACTCCTTCAGCATCGAATCAAGCTTCTCCATTGTCGTCCTGTTGCGGTCGGAAGCTGCCGCGTATCGCTTCATGAGACTGTCACCGGCTTTCAGCCGGTCGGACAGCGATGCGTCCATGCCGAACTGGTCTTTGACCTCCCCGCGCATGACGGCAGTGTAAAATTTCAGAATTTCGTTGGAATCTGCGACAAGCGCCGCTTCCTGTTCGTCCAGCCTGCGCTTTATATACGCAGAAATAGCTGGTTTTGACAGGTTTTCTGCCGCAATCACTCTGCATGATGTTTCTTTGTACCCGGCCTTTTTCGCTGCTTCTGTCGCGTTTCCGGATTTCAGATATTCTTCGCAGAATCGTCTCTGCTTCGGCGTAAGCTTTTCATCCGCCATCGCTGTAAAGCCCGGCCAGCAGCTTCACCACATCCGCAATCTGGTACGTTTCCAGCAGAGTGACGTTCTTCGGCTTTTCATCAGGTCGATATTCGTAAACCATGTATTTCGTCACCATCCTGTCATTTTTCGCGGAATAGATCTGCATTTGATTGATTTTTATTTTGATTCCGTTGTACAAGAGCGCTGTTTGCAGCTTGTGTGCAAGGGCGCGCAAACTCGCCATAGCCGCTCCTTTCTGCCTCATTCTTTCGTTCTCGTGTCTCCGTGTGTGAATAAATATATTTATTCACACCGGAGAACACGAGAACAGGAGGAGGAGGTTTCCGCAGAACGCTGCGGTGCCGATGAAGAAGGGCGTAGAGTTGATCTCTACGCCCTTATAGTAAATGTTAAATTTGGCTCTGGGACGCAGACTTTTTCATAAAAGCCCTCTTTTTTGCCCCACAAGGCGAATAAATTGCCTGTGCCATTCCTGCGCGGTGCGTTCGGATACATAAACCGCCATTGCAGCGCCCTGTAAGGTGTGCGTCCGCTTCCAAAGAACCAAGTCTATGAGCCGGAGTCTCTCCGCGCCGTCAACGAGCCGTTCCGTCTCCGCGATTGCCTCCGCAACGGCAGCGCGCTCGGCCCTCGTCATCAGCCCGCCGCCCTTATAGCTGCGAATCATCCATTTTGCATAGGCCCACCAGCCGTATCGCGGCGTGCTCATCAGTAATGTTGCCTCCCTTCGCGCTTTGCGCGGTTCGCATCGTGCAGCGTCCGCATACAGCCCCGTGTCGTTGCATATCTCGCCGCGTCCTTCGATTGCTCCTGCTTGTACCTGTCCGCCTCCCGGCGGAATGCTATGTATCGGGTGCAGTCCGTGTGACAGCCGGTGTGCCTGTCCGCACAGCCTTTGCACGGAGCCTGCACCGGTGTAAGCCCTAGATTTCCCTGCATTCGTCCACCCTCACACATACGCGCTTGCCGCCCACCTCGACGACATAGCCCGTCCGGTTTGACCTGTATTTGTATTTCTCGGCGGGATAGACCCGCCCGCAGACAGGCCGCATTTCTGGATATACCGGGATCGAGCACGTGATCAGGATCCGCACGCGCTCCGCCCGGCCCATCACAGCGTCCCTATGTGCCGTCCAGGCGCACGCTTCGCTGCAAAAATTATATTTTGCCTTGTACTTCGACGGTGCGCGCATAAACGTTTTCCCGCAGGCATCGCACGTCAGCTGCATCGGCGGTCTTGGTGGCTTTCGCTGCGTCTTGCTCATGGCCTCCACCCGGAAATCCATTTTGCCTTCTCCCATTCCGTCAGCGTGCAAAACTTGATATAATCCGGCAGATCCGAATTGAGAATCGCTTCTCTTATCAAAAGCGAAACAAACACGGCAGCCGCAAATAAAAGCAGCATTTCAACGAATTTTTTCACTTACAGCTTTACCCCCCTTATGTACTTATCGAAATACGTCACGGCGACAGCCATCGCCGCCCACATATCCGCAGAGAAGCCGTAGAAGAAGCCGGGGTTCTTCTTTGTGCCCTTGCCGAAATTCGGCTGGCCGGGCGCATAGCGGTCAACGAGGGCCTGCCGGATGTTTGCATCCTTTGCACTCAAGCTTCCGCAAAGATCAAGTTTTTCTTCGCGGCGGTAGATTTTTGTCTGATCCGCCGCCTTGCTGTTGTCTATTGCATATTGCCAAAATCGGCCGATCCAATAGCAGGTGTCAAACGTTTCTGCGCCTACGGCCATGCCCATTCCGGCAATCATTTCAATTGCCAAATCGTATCCGGTCGGCGTGCTTTTGATCACGTCCAAAACAATCCGGTTCGGCTCTTTCCCAACTTTCAGCACGCGGCGAATTTCTTCGCCGTCGTGCTCGACCACCACATAGCCGGATTGTGTGTTTCCGGGATCAATTGCCAGTATCGTTCCCATCAGGCCACCCCCTTTGTTCAAAATCTTTGCATTCCTCTCCGGAAAAGAACCTCCGTTCCAGTTCTTCCTCTGAGAACCGTTCTGCCTTGTGCTTCAAGCACCGATACGGATAAACGTAGTTATTTCTGTATTCCAGATTCTTGCAAGTCAAGCAGCAATCCTGCATCAGCTTTCCTCCTTTCGCGCTCCCACGAGCAAACCGCAGGCCTTTCATACTATCCGTTTCGCGCAATACGGGCAAAACTTATAGTCTGCCGCTTCGATGCAATCCATAAGTTCACCGCAGGCGGTGCAGCATCCGTCAATGATCTGCGTGGTTTCCGCTTCCAATGCAAACGGTTTTCAACCATCCTTCTTGCCCTCCATTTCCTGCAAAGCCTTTCTGGCGGCGTCCTCTGTCAAAAACACCGTTCGTCCGACTGCTTCCTCGCAGAATCTCTTCCGCCCGGTTATGTACGTTGTTCCGTTGACGTCAATGCGGATTGCGTCTACCGTGACCGGCACGGGCTTTTTGGGGCGCGTGTAAAACATCTTAGACAGCCAAACCGTATCGCCCGGTCTGAGCCGCTTACTGTCCATATCCTCATACGCTGCGAGACGTTCCGCCATCTGGACGAGTTCGCCGATCGTCGCATAACCCAGCGCGTGACCGTTTACCAGCACGCAATCCTCATCTCGGCTTGTCATCCGTTCCATCCTGCTTCGCCTCCTAAACTTCCAAAATGGAATTTCCAGCCGGAGGTTTCGCGTCAGCCGCAACCGCTTCGGTCTCGCTCAAAAATACTCTCACACCGATCTGGTCCACAGGGATACCGATATCCACAATTTCCCCCGGAACAATGATGCTTGCTGATATTCTTGTAACCTCATGTGGTTGCACGCCAATGCAATCTCGCGCGTTATTTTTGTATGTCTTAAACCACACCGTATCTCCCACCTTGCACGGCAGCACCACCACGCGCCCGTCCTTGTCGGCCTCAGCAAGCTCGCGGAGGCGGTCAATCGGCAAACCGTTGAATTCCGTGATCTCCGAAATTGCCTTGCCCATCATGGACAGTTTGAGTGCCTCTACGCTTTCCGGGTACATTCCCGTGTCCTCGTAGGCTTTCAGCCGTCCGTACAGATCGCGGGCCATCTTGCGGAAAATATCCTTGCCAAAGCCGTTGCTCGTTGGGCCGTTGATCAGCACGTTGAGCGTGCTGTCCCGGCTCTGCTTCCAGTCGATTTCCTTGCCGCCGATCGTGGCGTGCAGAAATCGGTCGGTGCCCGGGTCTACGTTGATATTAGGTCTTGTCAATCGTTCCATAGTTCTTCCTCCACATACCGCCAGCTCTGCGGCGGGCGGGTGATTGGCTTGGGTTTTGCCTTGAGCGCTACCTCTACCTCATTTGGCACAGCGTAAAATTCCCGCAGTTCGCGCGGGGTGTCGTAAATCCTGAGGTTGGAGATGTGCCAGCCGTACAATCCATTTGCACCATTTGCGTATTTTCGCATTTCCGCAGCAGACAAACATGTGTGTAAAACATCATCCTCGTCCAGCCAAAATCTGCTGTTTGAAAAAAGGTTCGTTACCCTGTTGCAGGTAAATTCCCCGATAACCTTTTGCCGCTTATCCCATAAGCCAGTGGTCGGCGCTTTTTCCGTCTTTATGAAAACCGGCTTGCCGTGATACGTCTCTCCATAATTCTCATCGCCGTCTTTCATAATGGTGAGTAGCTTTTCCTCCGGTTTTGTGCAGTAGATGTAGCACTTAAACGGCGGGTTCATCTTCGGGCGCGTCTTGCGCACCTCAATGGTCTTCCGCCCGTTGATGATCTTCTCACACCACTCCGGGCGAATGCTAATCAAAACAGCTTTACTCATGCTTGTCTCCTCCCTCCGGCGCTTCCGGCAATCCTAATTTCATAAAACACCCCCAAAATGTTTTTGCATTTTTTCCGCTTCTGTGCCCGAACAGTGGCTTCTCTCCGATTGCTTCCCACACTTTTTTAGCCTCAATCTGCACCTCCGACCACTTGAAGATCAAAACCCCATCCGGTTTCAAAACACGCATACACTCACGAAAACCATCATGCAGCATCTGCGGCCAGTTATCGCTTAGCACACCGTATTTCTTCCGCATCCATGAGTTTTCACCTGCACGCTCCAAATGTGGAGGGTCGAAGATCACAAGCGTGAATGTGTCATCTGCGAACGGAAGATCCGTGAAGTCACATTGTATATCAGGGGCTATCACACATTGCCGTTCAGAATCATTCTTCGTGCTTTTCCAGATTCCAGTGTATGATTCGCGCCTGCTATCGCAATACACTGCGGCCGGATGTGTTTTGTTGAACCAGATCGTGCGGGAACCGCACGTAACATCAAGGATTTTCTTTTCCATTGTGTTCCTCCGGCGCTTCCGGCAGCGGCATCCAGTGAGTAATCAAGTTCTGCGGTACCTCCCAGTTATCGCACGTCCATCCGTCGCTTGGAAAGTATCTGGCCATATCTACAATCGAGCCGCCCGCGTCCCGAAAAGCAACGAGATATTTGCTGAGACGGTCTATTGGCAGCCTGTCCTCCACGCTGATCCACTGCGGCACCTTCTCCCGCAGCGCCGCGTTCTCGGCGGTCAGGCGCTCGATCAGACTGGCGTCCGCGGCGGCTAAATGCTCGACGCACTCCCTATCTGGGAAAATCGGGCACATCCCACAACTTGAGCAGTCACTTTTGGCGCATTGCCGCAGCGCCTGCACGATCTCTTGATCCGTCATTGCGTGTCCTCCTTCATTTCACTAAGAACCATCTGGCCGGGCAGTTGCTCCGTGCAATCGTCTGGCCGCTTTGCAGCTTTCTCCATTTCCCGCCGCATAGCCTTATACTCGTTGTACTTCGCGCGATACCTGTAACTGTCACCGAAGATCGCCCATGCCGCCTTGACGACGTTCGGTTCATATGGGCGTATGAGTTCCAGATCGGACGCGGCTCTTGCCGAGATCGCGCAGCCGCAGCAGCCCGTTCGCTTGAGGCCGTAGACTTCGTAAGCGTCCGAATATCGGATGCCGTAGTAGTCCTTGTACCACTGTTTGTCCGCGTCTGAGACGTAGTACAGCGGCCTGAGTCGGAACTTGCCTGCTGCCGTCTCGGTGAAGCACATCGTCGAGCTGTCGCTGCGCGGCACGGAACGCATTCCGCCCTCGTCGCGGCGCTCTCCGGTAATCACCATATCAAACTGCTTTTCAATGGCGTGTGCGGGCTGCTTTTTGCAGATGTCGCAGCAGTGATTGCTGACGCGGAACGGGATCGGATTTTCCTTGATGAAATCAAGCATGTACTTTGAACTGTTGATAACAAGCTGGATATTCGGGCGCGGTTCGCCTGCCGAATTGCAGCAGCAGAGGAAATTGATTGCCTGCTCACAGCCCGGATATCGCTCTTTCAGTTCCTTCCGCTTCGCCGACTTGTCTCCCGCCTGATCGTATTCATCCGCGATGGTGAGCGGAATGTTCTTTTTTTGCACGGCTTCCAGCCCAGCAGACATGATCTTTGAGACGAACGGCTGCCCGTATTCTCTCGTCGCCTGCACAATGTTCTTCTTCGGACGGACAGTCTGGATCTCCACGCCGTACAGCTCTGCCGTTTCCCTGACGTGCCGCCGCGTGGCCTCCATTTCAAGGCCCGTTTCGAAGAAGTAATACTTGATCGGCGGCAGACCGAAGATCTTGCGGGCCGTCTCGATCATGTGGATCATGATGTCGCTATCGCTGCCGCCAGAATAAGAGCACATCGCATTCGGATGCTCCTTCAGGCGCTTTGCAATAATGCTCTGTATCGCCTGAAACTTCGCAGGCGCTTCAAAATCAGCATACGGCGGACGCTGTGTGTAGACGCTGCTGCGAAACTCACCGTCTTTCGTGGCTCTCATTTTGCCTCATCCCTCCCCGGCGTCAGCTTCGCCAGCATGATCTGGCCGAGATCCGCAACGTACACCAGCTTGCCCCGGCTGTACACTATCAGCTTGTCGCCCTGGATCTCCATCCGGTCGGCCTCGATGTTCGTCAGATCGTGGCAGCAGTCGCAAACAAATCTCATGTATTATCCTCCTTGTTTTCCCCAAGCATTCGCTCGACTGCCTCCAGCTGGAACGCATCAAGTTCGTCCCCGTGGCGCTGCACGCCTTGCTGCAATCGGGCAGCGCCCTTTGACACCGGCCCCATCACCCTGTCCACAGCCGCACGTTCCAGTGGATTCAGCTCGTCATGGTGTCCCTGTACGCCGTAGCCGGGCTTTGCAGCGCGGCCGAGCGCCGCAGGGCGTGTGCTGGTCTCTTTCAGCCAGTCAAACACGATCCCCTTGTAATTTGCGGCCATAGATCGGCTAATCACGTCGATCATGGCTTCCTCACCGTATTCCTCCGCGGCTTTCGTGATCTGCGTAACAAGGCTTTGCAGGCCGACAGGCTTATACTCCTCCCGTCGTTCGCCCTTGTACGCCACCCATTTTTCAACTGCTTCGCGCAGCGTGGGGGGTAGGGGGGAAAGAATACTGTCCTTGTCCTTTTCCTTTGTCCTTTTCCTTTGTCCATAGCTTTTTTTGCTTTCATCGGAAAGCATTTGCTTTTTTTGCTTTTCGTTGCTTTCGTCAAAAGCGTTTGCTTTTTCGGATTCAGGCCGACCGCCCTGCTTTCCTGCCTCGCTTCTGGACGCGGAGATGGCTTTTTGAGCCGCTACGGATTCGTCAATGTCCCGTCGAATCGCAGGCCAAATGAAACGCTCACTCCCGCTGAACTCTGGCTCTGCTCCCGACTCGCGATAATCCATCGCGGCCAGCACCAAGCGCCCCACCTCAGCGGCACTGTACGCCTCGAAATAGCTCCTGTAACTCAGCCACAGCTTGACGTATTCCTTTTTATCTCCCATCCGTCAGCCCTCAGAACGGCAGGTCGTCGTCGCCGATCTCCATCTGCGGCATATCCGGCGCAGAGAACGGAACCGGCGTTGTGCTCGGCAGCGGCTTGAACTCCGAAGAGGCCGGTGCAGCGGCAGAAGCATTCTGCCCGTCCCGCTTGCTGTCGCCGAAATAAACGCTTTCTGCGACGATCTCTGCCGTTTTGCGCTTGTTCCCGTCCTTGTCTTCCCAGTTGCGGATCTGCAAACGGCCAGACACCACGGCCATGCGGCCCTTGGAGAAATACTTGCTGACGAACTCAGCCGTGCCGCGCCATGCGACGATATCCACGAAGTCCGTTCCCTTCTCCGCGCCCTGCGCCGCAAAATCGCGGTCGCAGGCAAGCGTGAAGGATGCAACAGAATTTCCGCTTTGCGTCTGCCGAAGCTCCGGGTCACGGGTCAGGCGGCCCATCAGGACGATTTTATTCAGCATTTGCGTTGCCCTCCATGACCTCACCTGTAGTCTGGTCAACAGGCATATTGTCTACCATTTCCGCATCTGCGACAACAGTAGGAACGCTGAACATATCGTCGCTGATCTCCGTCTTGACCGTGCTGTCCTGTGCGATCTGCCGAACAAATTCGGACTTCATCGGCGCGTATTTCAGAACCTTTTTCAGAACAGTCTTTTTTGCCATCTCTTCGAAGTTGGTCTGCCACGGGCCGGAACCGTATGCCTTGCTGTACTTCTGCGCATGGGCGCGAACATCGTCCAGCGTCATGATCTCGAAGCCGTAGCCGCCGTCCTTTGTCTTGAACATTGCCCAGACGTTCACCGGGTCGCCGCGATCTCCGTTCAGCTTCGGGATAAATTTCAGGCTGCATTCTGTGCCATACTCGGCAATCAGCGTATCGTTCGCGTGTCCGACTTGTGCTTGAATCGTCTGGATCTCGCCGGAGCGGTATGCCAGATCAATCATGCCTTTGTATCCAAGCTGGAACTGACATTCCAGACGGTTCTGTTTCCCGTTCCAATACGGGATCAAGTATGCCTGCCCAAGCGGCGTGTTCGGCTCCAAGCCAAGCTGCGCGGCAGTCATCATCGCGCCGAGGAAAGATTGCGGCGTACACTGCGCCAGCTTCGGATTCGTGGAAAGCGCGGAAAGCGTGATCCGCGTGAACCGTTCCGGCGTCATAACGGACGGAAGCGCTTTCTTGATTTCACCCTCCATCTGCTTGATATACTGCTGCATTGTCGGATTTCCGCCACTCTGTGCCTTCATAGCCGTCTGCGCGGTTGCCTGCTGGATTTTGTTCATGATTCTTCCTCCTGTTTCATTTCTGTAATTTTGAATGGCCGGGCCTGCACCGTTTTGTAGAACGGCGTCAAATCGATATCCGGGTATGCCTCTTTAAAGGCTTTGGGCTGAAATGTCTGCCGGTTTTGCTGCTTCCAAGAGACGTTGTAGCCGTTGCAGGCGGCCCGCTCTGCCGTGCCCATATCGAGCTTGATTGTGTTTTCAATCTCGCGGCTGCGCTCCGCCAGTGCCGCCGCCTGACGCTTGATCTGCATATACTCGGAAAGCAGCTGTTCACGCCCGAACAAATCAAGCTGTTCGCCGTTGCTATCGGCATAAACCGTGCTGATCGCGTCCGTCGTCGCCTCCGAACCGTCCGGTGCAGGCGGGGTGTCTTCCTCGACGCATCGCCAGAAAAGCTTCTCCGCCTCCATCAGCGCGGAGATTTCCGCCTCATCGCGCTCGAGCGTGTATGTAAAAAATCCGCGTCCGAAGACGAGAACCGCCAAATACCAACGGTCTAGGCCGGTGACGGCCAGATAATGCACGCACTGGCAATAATATTTCTCCGGGAAATCCACACCGTTGAACTGCCGAATGTCAAGCGTCGAGGTTGTCTTGCATTCCAGCCCTGCATTTTCGCTGGAAATTCGCCTGTCAATGTCTGCGTGCGCCCACGGATACGCGGGATTCCGAATGATGTAGTTGCAGCGCCGCACCTTTTTCCCGGACGCTTCTTCAAAGCGCTTCGCGACATACTCCTCGAGATCTCTGCCGATCCGCATAGCCTCTGTGTCTTCCTTTTCCGGGAGACGCCCAGTCTTATCCATCCATACCGTGTACGGGCTTGCAAAGCGGCTCATTCCGATAACAGCCGCCGCGTCACTCCCGCCAATGGACTTTCTGCGTTCCTCCAGCCATTCTTCGTGGCTCATCTTCGCCGTGGAGATTGTATCGAGCATTTACTCCACCTCCACAAATTCGCCGTTCTTCAGCTGATACCAGGTATCGGCCTTGATCTTCTCGCCGTCGACAATTGCCGCTTTGGCGGCAATAATCGGATGTGCCTCCCCGTCCCATTTGCCGCGCTCAACACAGCAGATCGCGCAGCCAAGTGCGCCCATTGCTTTACACTCATATCCAGCTGCAAGAGCAACACCGGCTTTGCCCGTGGCGGAGGCCGCGCCCTGATCGCCCGTGGCGGAGGCCGCGCCCTGATCGCCCGTGGCGGAGGCCGCGCCCTGAT